CCCATGTCTGCTGTATCTATCTTCCCAGAAAGAAGCAGGATAATTAAGGGGCAACTTACTGAGGATCAGATAAATAAGTACGTTCAAGATAACAAAGACTTTACGTCAGGCAACGAGGACGTACTTGCTATAGGCACATGGTACGAGGCCCCAGAGAATCAGACATACCTTGATATATCTGCGGTGCTGCCTCATGAGCAGGCGAATAGGCTTGGAAGACAATACAATCAAAAGGCTGTATTTAATCTTGAGACATTGGAGGAGGTTGATACTGGTGGCACTGGTGAGGCCGTGTCAGGACTAAAGCCAGAGGGAGAAAGGGTGGCCGACCTTAGAAGAATGGCTGGAGAAAAGCTTGAGGCTAGAGCTGGCGGTGTGTTTGACTCACTAAATATGTCGGAGGCTAAGAGAAAGGGTCTCCCGACAGATAACATCGAATCAATCAACGGGGCTCAGATACGATTCTTTGGATTTGACAGGACGATGCCTACAGTTCTTGAGGATCTCAACCACCGCATAGCTTCAGGGATACAGTACATCTTCAACAAGCGCGTTCCGTACAAGGAAGGAGATGCCAGGCTCATCACGGCTCATAGAAATATGGAGATGGCAAAGCAGGAGTACAATGGCTTGAAGAAGCTTGCTATGGCAGACTCAGAGTCATCAAATCCTCTTGGGTATGTCGCCATTGGGTTTAGCCTAAACGGTGAGGCATCTACTACGGGTAATCCAGATGTATTCTCGTATCTAATTAAGAAGTTTAGACAAAAGTTTGACGGTGATCAACTTATCAGTAAAACAAATACCGCAGTAAACAGCATTACGAAAAAGTATAAGGCCCCGATGATAAATCGAATTCAAGAGAAGGCGATTCAGGAGGGTAGGAACGATGTATCAAGCGCTATCGACATTGAGTTTAACGATAAGGGACAACCAGTTACCGCCTCTGCAAACATTACAACAGCAGAGCAGGCTGCTTTTGTCCTCGATATGCTTGAGGATGCATCGTCTCCATTTACATTTAACGAGCGTAACTTCTCATCTGGAAGGTTTACCCAGCGTATCACACCTATGAAGGAGGTGATGAATAAGGTTATTGACCCGCTGTTTAAGAACGCTGACTTGGGCACTGCTGTGGCGTTTGTAAAGGTGCCATACAGAATTGAAAACGGCGATGTTAAAGGCTTTGATATCGTTGAAGTTCCAGGGGATCCATTTTCTGGTGCTATTGTTGTTGAACCTGGATTTGACAATCAATTTGAAGGTCACCGTCTTACTGAGAGACAGTATAGACTTGAGGATATCATGCCAGACTACTCTTTGTCCATGGGCACAAAGGAAGTTAAAGACCCAGAGACTGGTAAGAAGACACGTGTTCCAGCCCGCAGGCGTCGTTTGAGCTCAGCTGTGGCTGCAGCTACAAGAGATGCCGAAGGTCCAATGAAAGATTTTGAAGGCAAGGTTAGAGAAAAGGTATCTAATCAGGCTGCTAAGAATGTCTTCAAAGGCGTCGTCAATATAAACTATGGTGATCCAGGGGCTATGGAGCTGGACATCTACATGGGTAGTAAAGGTGCTGTTCAAAGACCGTCAAGTGCTGTTGATAATGCTTTGAGCGCTATGGAGTCCAGGACTGGTAGCGTATTTGAATCCAGGGCAGAGGATGCACCGACTCCAGGGAGACCTGAGGGTGAGTTCCAGCAGAGAGACCTGACCAGATTCGGTAGATTTAAGGCCAGGTGGATTCGAAGGCTGCAGGATAAGTACAGCGACATCATGAATCTGCAGGGGGATGTAGAGACATTCTTGGGTAGAGCCGTAAGAGAGGATGAGGATTTCAAGATGGCCGAGGAGCTCATGTACGGAAAGACGGCGAGCGACCTCAAGAAGCTTGATCAAAAGATCGAAAGGCTAACGGACAACATGAAGGCAAATGGGGTCAACGTGGGTGAGCTTACCGATTACCTCTACGCACTCCACGCCAAGGAAAGAAACGACGTCATCTTTGAAAGAGACGGTGTTGAGAACGGCAGTGGTATGTCGAATGCAGAGGCCTCGGCAATCCTTGACGGGATCTCTGAGGGCAAAAGGGCTGCCTTGGACAGCGCCCTGAAGATTGTAAGAGAGATTCAGCAGGACACTAGAAACACGATGGTGGAGTTTGGTCTGGAGACAGCTGAGACTGTTGATGCGTGGGAGAGCCTGTTCGAAAACTACGTGCCGCTTTCAGGTATTGCTACTGACGAGTTCAGCAGTGATAATACCCCCTATCCAACAGGCGGTGCTGGTATGCAGGTACGAGGTCCTATGACCAAGAGGGCTGCTGGTAGAAAGAGCAAGGCTGATAACCTTGTGGCTCAGATCATTGCGCAGAACTCTGCCGTAAAGATACAAGCCAGAAAGAACGAGGCGCTTGGAACCCTTCACACCCTCATTACAAACAATCCAAACCCAGCAATCTGGGAGATCGTTGACGACGCTAAGTTCGGGGACCCGTCAGTTGTACCAGTAAGAATTGGCGGCAGACAGGAGTTCATTAAGTTCACTGAGCCTCAGCACGCTGAGACGCTCAAGAACATGAACATCCCGAAGACGGTGTGGTTGGCTAAGGTCCTTTCGCCTCTTAACAACTGGCTAAGACGCTCGTTTACAACACTTAACCCTGAATTTGTAATCTCCAACTTCTCAAGGGACATTCAGTCTGCACTTTTCAATGCGGCTGCGGAGGCTGAGATTGAGGGTGGTCAGATACTTGGGGCGCAGGTGATGGGGGATATGGCTCGAATGGTTGGACCAGCAATGAAAGCTCTGCTCAAGGAGACTAATCCAAACTCGCTTGGGAAGTTGTTCAAAGAAAACCCAATCATTGGTAAGTACTACCAGGATTTCGTCGAGGACGGAGGACAGACTGGGTGGGGGTATCAGAAAACCCTGCAAGAAATTGCAGCTGACCTTGAGAAATCCACGACAGATAAGTCTAGGGCCCAGGAGATTCTTGGTGCGGTCAAAGAGAATACAATCGATGTGGTTGAGGGCGTCAACGATGCGTTCGAAAATGCAATTAGGCTCTCCTCATACATTGCCGCAAGAGAGAATGGAGTAAGCAGAGCTAAGGCCGCGCAGTTCGCAAAGAACATTACGGTGAACTTTAACAAGCACGGTGAGTACGGTCAAATTGCAAATCAACTCTACCTATTCTTCAATGCGTCAGTTCAAGGTACGGCTAGACTTGGCAGATCTCTTGTCACTCTTAAACCACCTAAGGCTCCCGACGGATCGTCTCGTGAGTGGTATCAGAGAATCAACACCGCACAGAAGATGGCGGCTGGACTAACTGTATTCTCGGCGATGCTTGCCCAGGTGGGTAGAGCTATGTCTGACGAGGATGAGGACGGCACCCTGTACTGGGACAAGATTCCAGATTACGTCAAAGAGAGAAACCTCGTCGTCATGTTTGACGGGAAGAACTACTTCAAGATACCGCTTCCCTACGGATTCAACATGTTCGCCAATTTGGGGACAGGTATGGTGGACCTTGCGGCAGGAGCTAAGTCTTGGGATGAGACGGGATGGTTCTTGGCTAACTCGTTCCTCAGCTCGTTCTCCCCTATCAGCTACGGGCAGTCAAGAGACCTTTACACCTACGGGACTAAGGCTATAGTGCCAACAGCGTTCAAGCCAGCCGTTGAGGTCGCTATGAATGAGTCGTATTTCGGGGGTCCAGTGTATGCAAAGCAGTTGCCATTCGGTGCGGCTAAGCCTGAGTCTCACATGTCGTTTAAGTCTCCCAGAATGGTACAGTCCTTTTTTGAACTTATGAACGACGCGACGGGCGGGTCTGCTCAGGTCCCAGGGGCTGTAGATATTAACCCTGATAAATTCTGGCACATCTTTGACTACTTCGTTGGAGGGGCTGGACAGTTCGTGGGTAGGACTGTCTCTACGGCTAGAGAGGCGGTGGTCAAGGCTACCAACGACGAGCTTGAGGTCTCGTTTAACGATATACCTCTCATGCGTAAGATTTACGGTGAGCCCTCTAAGTATTACGACATGGAGAAGTTTAAGGATCGCGAGGTAGAGATTACTCAGCTTATGAGAGAGGCTAAGGACCCTAAGGCTCGCCGCAATGATCCTGACAGATATAAAGGTATTGGAAGTCTTGACAGAGCGCTTAAGGCTGTAAATAAGAGACTAAAGCTTATTAGAAAGGCTAAGCGAGACGCTAAGGATATTAAAGATTACGCCGAAAGGCAAATAAGAATACAGTACCTTATGGACGAAGAGCGCAAGCTTATCATGAGGTTTAACAAAGCATACGACAATGTCAGAAAAGAAAACTAAAATCAAAGACACAGGCCTAGGTAAGTGGCTTAAATCAAAAGCACCCAACGTTCTTAGCGTAGTGGGTGATCTATTGCCCGACAGTGGTGGATTAGGTGTAGTCAAAAATCTCATAGACAAAGACCCTGATGTAGATACGGATGAGGGTATGGCTGCTGTAGAGGCAGAGATACAGTTTCAGAATAATGTTACCTCTAGGTGGCAGGCGGATATGGGTAGCGATGTAAAGCTGGCTAAGCTTATTAGACCTATTACTTTGATCGCTTTGATGACCATGTTTATGCTTACTATGGTTGCCGATAGCATGGATAACTGGCCCTTTAACGTGAAAGATTCTTACGTAGATTTGCTTCAGATTTTGATGTTGACCGCATTTGGTGCATACTTCGCAGGAAGGACCATCGAAAAAGCAAAAAAATGAGACTTATAACAGATGATACGAATCCACCACGTCGAAGGAGACGCAGGAGGTTGACGTCAACTGGCGTGCCTATAGCCGATAAAGTTTTCGAAACACCCATGTCTGAAAGAGAAAAACAAGAGATGGCTCTTTCTTTGGCCGCTGCCAATCAGATGAATAGATTGACAGATCCTATGACTCAACAACCGCTTAGTGAGGATCACCCTCTAGCTAAGGAGTATATTGAGGATAATTTGTTTGCTAGCGTTGGTTACGATGGCGACTCATCTGAGGATGCATGGTCAGCAGCTACAGTTAGCAACTTGGCAAAAGCTTTTGATCCTACATTTGAAGGCAGCGCACGTCACTCCGATTACATAAGAAGAGGTTTTCAAAACGAAGGACCTGTAGGGTATAAGTCTGAAAAGGCTAAGAGACGAACTGATTATCAGGTAGGAGACATTCTATTTAAGGGTAGAAAGGACGAAGATGGCAATCCTATTGGACCACAAACATTTAGTCAGTTTGAAAAAGACGCCGAGGGTAAGGGAAAGTATGGAGATAAGGGTGGATATGGATCTCATTCAGATATTATAACTGGCACGGGTGTAGATGAAAAGGGTAAATACTATGAAGTTCAAGGTGGAAATATTGGTGATAAGCTAATGACAAAAAGATTGTACGCTAAAGAACTTGCAAAGAGGTACGCTGGTAGACTTACACAATAATGAAAAACTTACTTCTATTATTAACTATTATACCTAGTATGATATTTGCTCAGCCCAGCTGGGTGAGGGTAGAGTTTCAAAGCGACACCTACGGTCAAGAGAGCACCTGGAACATATACCCTGTGGGATCTGACGAATCTGTAGCCTCTGGAGGTCCATACGCTGACTCAACATATTTTGAACAAACTATTCCGCTTCCATCTGGTGAGTACAATATGGTTGTAAACGACGCCTTTGGCGACGGGATATGCTGTCAGTTTGGTGAAGGATGGTTTAAGCTAAACAACGATTGCAATCTAGACATATCTGTATTTGATTTTAACACAGAGCAGATAACAGTTCCTTTCATTCTTGATCAATGCGAACTGCCCATGCCTGGGTGTATGGACGAATCGTCTAACAACTACAACCCATGGGCTACCGTTGATAACGGAACATGTAACGTCAGCGAATGTCCTAATGGTCAGGCGTTTGTATCCATGGAGCTTACTCTAGATAACTGGCCCAACGAAACTGGATTCACATTGGTGGACCTAGCTGTTGGTCAGTTCTACGAGCAGGTACTTCCAGGAGGATTTAATTTTGGAGATCAGCTAGCTACCTACACTTACGATTTTTGTGTTGCACTTGGATTTGAACTGATTCTGACAGACACATACGGAGACGGTCTCAATGGCTCAGCAAGCGGGGGTCAAGACGGGGGTGTGGTCATTACTGCCTGTGACGAAGAAGTTATATGGGAGCTTGAGGATTTAGCGTACTCAGACAATGATGGAAACGTTTACTATTCTGGGGCTGTGTTTGTAGAGCCATGTGAAATAGAAGAGCCTGTAGTGGGATGCATGGACGACGATTATGTTGACTACAACCCAGAGGCGACAGAGGCGGGGGACTGCATCACCCTACACACCTGGGGGTGCATGGACCCAGAATCATTTAACTATGATTCAACTGCCACAATATCAGACCTTAACAGCCCTTGCGTTACTACTATAAGAATTGGTGACGCAGCAGGAGACGGATGGGGGAACTCACACATAGGAGTAAAGCAGGGAGACCTGCAGTGGATCTTTACGATGGGGCCTGGAGAGTTTTCTCAGTCATGGGACCTGGTCCTTGACTCAGACGAAAAAGTAGACGTGTATTATTTTGAAGTTGGAGGACCACAGCAACCGCCTCAAGAAACTGAGTTTCAGACACTTCACAACTCTATTCTTGTTACAAACGAGCTTGGAGACACTCTTATGGTTGAAGGTCTTAATCCATTTTTTGACAATGGTCAAGGAGCTCTTCAACCTTTCAAGAACCCAGAGTGGAACGTGTACAGCTTCATGCCTTACTGTGGCACTAGCTGCATTCCATTCATGTACGGATGCACTGACAATACAGCACAGAACTACGATAACGAAGCCAATACAGAGGATGGAAGTTGCTATTACAATGCTGGATGCACTCAGGCTGGATACGTCGAGTACTACAATCAGGGCTACGAAGCCGACTATGATGACGGAAGCTGTGAGACACTTGCCGTGTTTGGATGCATGGATTCAGAGTCTCTAAACTACGATCAAGAAGCAAATGTAGACACGGGGGACTGCATTGAAGTTGTGCTTGACTGCATGGATCCTAACGCTTTTAATTACAATGAGTTAGCAAACACTCCTGACGAAGATGCCTGTCTCTATGACGCGGGCTGTATCACAGGTCCAGGCGAACCATACTGGGCCAACGACTACTGTTACTCGTGGGTGATCGAGGTTGATCCATATTGCTGCGAGACAGCGTGGGATGCGGTGTGTGCAGAGATGTACGACTACTGTGGCGCTGGCGTTACTTCAGTGGAAATGGCCGTAAGGTCATCGCTTCGCTTCTTTCCAAACCCAACAGCACGGGTGGTAAACATTCAGGCGCCCGTAGGCACTTTAATTACTTTGTTCGACTCAAGGGGTGCGGTTGTTGAAACAACAACGGGAAACAAGGTTGAGCTGCCATCACCAGGACCGTATGTAATCATGGCTAATTATAAGGGTAGAATCAAGAGAGAAACAATCGTAAGACAATGAAGAGACTTGTAGCCATAGCCTTTATGCTTTTGCCCTTTTTTGCTCTTGGACAAAGCGACTTTTACAAAAATGTGTTAAGAAGAGCTACGTTCTACGCAGCCGTAAACGGAGGTAACTCTGTGTCAGATCAGGACGTATTCTCTGTATCTACAGGGCCGCTTACAACAGATATTGTAGAGACTCCCTTTGATTACTCCCTAACACTTGGCGTGAGAAAGATTGCAAGGTTTGGGTACGAGAACAGAGCTAACATCTTTTACGACGGAACAGAGAAGACATACGGTGACGCAGCAACAGTAGGAAAATACGATGGATTTGAGTTCTTGGCCGAAGCTGACTGGAGAAGACAACAAGGGAAGAACTTTCTTGATCAAGACTACTTTGCTAGATATGTGGCAGATACATGGATAGTCAAGGCTGAGTACTTACAAGATGGTTTTGCTGATGTCAGATATTTTGAAGCGTCAGAAAGAGCGAGAGTGAAGATTGGTAAGAAGCTTTCTCTCAATGTGGGAGTGGTGCAAAGAATATCTGAACCCTACGGGTACGATCCGCTGCAACAATGGCTTCTAGACAACAATCAGATACACTACACCGCCTTAGCTATACAGCAAGGATATAGCGTTGACGTAAACACAGGTGAGTTCTTTTCTCCAGACGGCAACATGATTGCAAACGATCAAGCGGTATGGGAACAGGTGGTCATCCCCCAGGTCCTTAACGAATACGTATCTCAAAAAAGATCTGAACTTGAAAGTCAGTGGCTGTACTCAGCGGTAATTGGATTTGACTTTTATCACTACGAAAAAGACTTTTGGTTGCACTCATGGGGCAACGTAATGCCCTACCACCTTGAGACAGGTGACGAGTATTCCTATCACAACTTCGTTAACAGCAGTCAATGGGTTGACCTGGGATTTGGGCTTGTGTTTGGAACCAAGCTCACAAAGAGCCTCGGCGTATTTGCCGAAGGTAAATACAACAGATACTGGAACAGAGAGTGGCACGACTTCTCTGTAGGACTCAATTATATACTATTGTGATGGCAAAACAAATTGGAGAGGACACTAAAGTAACACTAGACCTGAAGACACTTGGTATGGTGGCAGCGGGAATAGGAACAATCGTGGGGATGTGGTTTGCTTTGCAGGCTGACATAGCAGAGGCAAAAGAGCTACCGCTTCCTTCCGAGCCAGAGATCACGCGCATGGAGTTTGATATGAAGGATCAGCTGGTTCGTCAAACCATTATGACTACTCAAGAAGATGTCACTGAAATCAAGCAAGATATCAAGCGCATTGAAGAGAAAATAGATCAACTAAAATGACACATGAAACTAATATCAACCCTATGTGTATCTTTTGCATTATTACTGGCGGCAGTCTTTGCGACGCCTGCAGAAGATAAAGACGTATGTGTATCAGGTATCTGTGTGGTTGAGTTCAACGCAAGTTTTAACTCACAGAACAGTGTGCCTTGGATTGAAAAGCTTGACGATTGCGAGACAGCTCGTATAGATATAGCTTCAGATCCAGACCTTCAAAAGAAGCACAAAATCGTTGTGGTGCCTACCATTGTTATTTTTAATGAGGGAGAGGAAGCAGAAAGGTTCCAAGCAAACATCATGATGACCATGGAAGCTACTCTTGAAGAAGTTCAAGAAGCTGTTGACGACATCATGCTCAACGACTTCTAGACCCAAGTAACCTTTATTGTAAGCGATATATCTTCCAGATCCCTAAATTCGTTTCTACATATCTTATCTATGATAGGGTATAGATAGCAGTGCATTACTTCCTCCTCGCTAGTTTCAGTTACTATACGCTGCAAACCGTTGTCGCCTATACCAGCGTCAATGTGTATGAACTTAAAGTCTTTAGAAACTATAGCCTTAACTATCTGATGATATTCAGTATTCTTCATCATGACTTATCTGAGTTAGGCTGTTGAGACAGCATTTCAAGAAAGTCATACATGGTAATGAATCCATCACCATTAAAATCCATGCAGGCAGCATGAGATTCTGGACTAACAGCTTGACCGTAGTTTGCTAAGAGAAGCAAAAAATCCATTATGTAAGTTGACCACATCATACTTACGCTACGGGTATATGTTAAAAAAAGTTACGGGTTGACTACCTGTACCCTTAATGCATATACATTAGGTACTTCAGTTTCTACTAAGGTATACTTAATACCTCTATAATCGTAGTAAGTGGTGTTGAGCAAAAGCTCGTGTTCAAAGTGTTTAACTGGATGATTACCATCCCAAATTGTAGGGATGATCAAATCACAGTTGTACTTTTCTGGGTGAACGTAAAGGTTCTTGGGAGCTGTGCTGCACCCCACTAATAAAATAGCAGCTATTAAATTTAAAACTTTCATGTAGCGAAGCTACATACACTCAAGTAAACAACATCTATAATATCATATAATGATACTTATGTGTCACTCTGTTTTTTGATGATGTTAAACCAATCTGGATCTATGGCTTCAATGGGTTTGATAAACATTTCATTGCAATAATCATTAAGCTTTTTTTTCTGCTCTTCAGTGTTGCTTACACACACATTTGCAGCTTGATACTTTGCATTTGCCTCCAATAATCTATCAATGTTCATCTTTATTTTTTTGTGTCTGTTTACTTTCATGGGTCGATAAAGATACTCAATATCTTTTATCGTATTCCCAGACTCGGTATGACATCAAGGCCTTGATATCGTGTAACTTAAGCATTGTTATTACGTCTTTTCTACCGTCTCTAGTATACCTTTTAAGGTATGCATACCTTTTATCTTTAACGCTTTCTTTTAAAACATGTTTCTCGCAGAAGAATGCTAGCTCGTCTCGATCTACAATAGAGAAGCCTCCCTCTTCAGGCATGTCGAATGCAATAATGGTAGCCTCACCATATAACCATCCTGGATCTCCATTTACATTATTGAACTCTACCCATATCTCATCTGGTAGATTATTACCTTTTACATCAACTCCCCACCTCTTGCCATCTTTATTCATGGCAAGCCAGTAATCTATATGTTTGTGTATGTCATCCTCTTTTTTAGAATGAACAACAAGCATTCCTTTATTTCTAGCAGCACGAGCGAATCTAACCTCAGCTACCCTACCAGTTGAATTAGAATATCGCCTGCGATTATTCATCAAATCCTTCTCTGTATTCTGATGTAGCAGATCTAATAGTGTCTATCTCGTGATTTATCCACTCCCTAAAATCTTTTATCAAATACTCTACCTCCACCTTACCATACAGAGGAACTCCATCTTCATGTAAACTTTCATACATGTCGGTGGTAGCTTGATGTATGCGGTTGCAAGAATCGTGTATCAATCTACTCAGTTCAAATATCTCCATTCTGGATAGATTTAATGATTTCTTGTACAGCATGATCAACTTGCCTGCTGTTCTTAGCTAAAAATACTATGTAATCTGATTCAATACCAACTAAATACCTCAAAAAAAGCTTCCATCTCATTGGGAAGTCATGATGAGACGGTAAATATCCCTTAGTCTCTATGATCCACTTGTGTTTCCTCCCCACAAAATCAGGCGTATACGTAATGGGAAGGACGACAGATCCTGTTTTATCTGACATATCCTTCCCTTTTGACGTCATCTTAAAGTACTTGTTCGGAAATCTGAATCGGTCCATCAGTTCGAACTTGTGTTCTTCGTAATCAAAATCTAGCCCGTATTCACGTAACTGATCCGCACAATACTTTTCAATAGAACTCTTATACTTTCCGAGCTGTTTTTTTTTGCGTGTACGCTTACGAGGCGTTTTCGTTTGTCGCTTCACATTGGGAAGGTACACTCAATTTTCTAAAGAATCCACCCCTGTTGATAAGAAATCAGTGAATACAGGCATCGAACCCTTTTGATCGAACTTAATTGATTCAAACAGAGGTTGTTGCTTATACCAAGAGAAAAATCCAGTGTGGGAAAGATTCATGGTTAGCTTATAAGGTTCATCGAGTGGTGTTGGTCTACCGCCTGTCTCTGTCTCACGCACCTTCCTAACATGTAACTCGCTTAGCTTGCGTATGTTATGATCTGCTGATTGAACCTTTCGATGAATAGTCATAAAGCAATCAGCTCTATTTACGAACTTTCCACCACCCTCTGTGTCCTCAGCATACGGGGCAAGGGGTAAGCCATCCGCACCCTTGCGACGCTGCGCCTCAGTCACTGCATGCATATTAAGCCACACAGCTACGTTATTAGACTTACTAAATGTCAAGAACTCCGATGCTGCTTCGTAATGATAGTCGTGAACGCCTATCGACGTATTTCTCATATCCAACTTGAGACTATTGTATGGGTCAACAAAAATAGCATCAACCTCTTGCTGGCGCATGATCTTCTCCATAAATACAATGATATCAGAATAGCTATATACGCTCTCGTTGCTTATAACCACAAAGTGATCCTGAACCCATGCGTAGGCTTGCTTACGCTCAAAATAGTTCATGTCTGCAACTTTCTTGTCCATTGCGAACTGCATGAGATGCATCTTAACTGATGCGGTCCTGTTCTCGCTAGAGTATATGATCCACTTCCACCCGTGCCTAATAGACGAATTAGCTATAAGGTAAAGAGCTGTAGTAGTCTTACCCACATTTGAGTGACCGTTTATAATTACAAACTCCTTCTTGTATCTAAAGTATTCATCAAGGGAAGCGTCACCAGTGTCAAGACCAATATCAATCTTGCCCTGAGAAAAATCATCTATCCATCGAAAGTCTTCATCATCTGATGATACAAACGACATGTCACCGTCGTTTATGAGCATCTCTCTCTTGACATTACGCTCCTCATCTATGAGGTCTCGTATGGGCATAGTCTTTCCGTTCTCAATGCCGTCACGAATCGTGAGCCTAGCCATATCAGGTGAGTCGATGTCTCTCTTAGATATCTCCCTAAATAGCACACGTACCGCCTCCTCTTCCTCCATCTTACCTGCTCCGATGTATCCACCACAAAGTCGTGCTGCATCGAATAGAGTCCTATGCTTGTCCCCATCCTGTGCATTACGAATCATACGCGCAGCTAGGTTAAGCTTCATGTAATCTGTATAGTCGTATGCCTCGTTGATTGGCACCTGAGCCTCAGCACGTTCAGTAGTGAAAGCTCCAAACTTCTTGTGCTCATCCTTTATGATGATGTCTGGATCATGTGACTCCCAGCATGCACGGGACTCGTTAATACCTGACTCATCTAATGCCAGCCCATGTGTTCTTTCAAAGTATTTAATCAGAGCACGAAAGTGATCCCTATGACGCTCTGGATTAGTTATCTGTACCAAAGCTTTGACGCCCTCACCGCTAGGCGAAGTCCAGCATGAATGAATAAAATCATCCGTAGCAAGAGCTTTCTTTGTTGACTTAACGTCAACATGATCAAAGTCTAGAACAATAAACCCAGAGTGTTCAAATAGCGAGTCATCAGAACGAGACGAAAACTCCCCGCTGAAACAAACAACGGGGAGCGCCTTCTTCTTCTCTTTGTTGCCAGACCTTACATCAGCTACTAGAGTACTCGACTTCCCACTGCGAATCCTCTCCAGAGCTGACTGTAGTGGAATGTGATGAGGTGTTGTCTTGTCGAATACGTTCTTGAATATCGTTACTTGCATTGTCTTGGGCAATCATTAATAAAATCATATATCCTGCGAGATCTTGTATAGTGTCCTCTGTGTCTTCTATAGGACCTGACGTTTTTATTCGTTTAAGTTTATCGTCTATCCTTGCCTTAATACTTGACACAGCATTTGCCTGTGAGAATATGTTCAAGGGTTCTAATGATGCATCGCCATATCTGGCATTCTTCTGAAGTAGCAAGTTCTCTAATTTCTTGCACTTCGATTTAATTTTTTGTCTTGTGTTCATCCAAGGTTAGGTTAGAGCATGAAATAAATTTTTTTGTTAGTATCTCTCGTATGATAATCTTCTTATCAGCCTTTGCGTTCTTCCCGTACAGCTCTTCTCCTAACCGAATCATGGTTTTGATGTCGTGAGCGGCGATTTGATTTGGGTTATCGAACACTGATACTACCCACACGACACGCTCGGTGACCCTCTTTTTTTTCTTGAAGGCCACACGAGCTGTCATGTAGTATATAGGCGCTTTAGAATGGCAGGTCACTTGTTTCAGCCTTTGCCTTCTTCTCAGCACGTTTAGCTTTAGCGGCCTCACTGTTAGGATCGAACACGCTACAGCATGGCTTACCATTCTTAGACATAAATAGCTTGAGGTATACGTTACCACCCTGCCCTTCGGCGTTCTTGGTTGTGGTATACTTATCAAGCATCTCTTTCAGTTCCGTGTCTTTAAGTTTGACAGACCAAGATGAAAGGTTTCCCTCGTACATACGAGGCTCTTCGGTGTACCCTACGAGTACGGAGTCATAGCTTTGATCGCTCATGATGTAATAAAATTTGTAAAATAAATATGAAAATTATAAAAGACGATAGCCAAGATAGACCATCTAAGTATTCTATACGACAAACTCGGCAAAGAATTTTTCAGTGGGGTTGGGGTCATGTAAATAGTTTTTAATGTTTTCTAATGCTTCATGGAACTTCATCTCACCCTTAAATAAGGTCTCCTCGGAGCACTTGACATCTGCGGGATAGAACGGGTATGCCTTCTCTTGCACGACCCAGTAAAAATCTTTGAGCTCAAATACCTTGCAGTATATGTACGCCTGAATGTCGTAGCAGAAGCTGTTAACATCGTATCTGAACTTGTCTATCGAGCGTGAGGACTTGGAGTCAACGATGAACTGTCCGTCTTGTAGACAGTCGAGGAATCCCTTGAGAGGCACACCGTCGATATCTACGTTGAACTCCACCTGAAATTTACCGCCTGCAAAACGTTTGTCATACAGGCCGCAGTCTTTCAGGCGCTTGATCATTTGTTTTGCTTTTTTGACATCATCCTCCGAAGCCAGTTCTTTATTTGATTTGTTAGCTTTTTGAGCCGCTTCCGCTTTCCATTCCTTATATCGTTTTGTATTTCTAGGATACTTGCCGCCAATAGAATTGACAATGGCAGCATCGTCAAGAACATAATAATTATCATTGAATTTCTCAGGTTCAAACAGGAGCATGTCGTACATACTCCCAAAGGTTAGTGCTTCTGATTCTTTCTTTAACTGCCCCCTCATGTACATCTCCCAGAGACGCATGTCTCCAAGAGCATACTTAATTGATGAGTATGACAGGTGTGGTTTACCTACTAATTCTGTTAATTTATCTCTCATTTTCTAGGTTGTTCCAGTGTTTTGTGCTCTTAAAAACATGTTTTGACCATCCATCGTCATACCACTCTTTGTGATAGCTAAGGGCTCCTCTTGCATCGCTGTTAGATCCAAGCTTGCGCCTGTAGTAATCGTAAAGGATTTCGTGCTCGGCTTCGAGGCGCTTGTCAATAGCCTCGTTTAGCTGTTGCCTTATTCCTGGAGTCATCACTCTTCAGTCTTAATTACTTTGAACTTTCTAGGTAGGAAGCCCCTAAGAGATAAAAGGGTTGGACACCATATACCGACATAAAGTCCAGACATTTGATTGCCTGTAAACCAAAGAGTCAAGGACATTGTCATTGACACAAACGCTGCTATTAAAAGTATATTTTTCATCTTACGAATTTTTTAAGTCCAGCGACCTGCTTGTCAGTAAGTTGGTCACCATATTTTTTTGTGATGGCGCTGAACGCCTTTTTCTTGTCAGTCTGAGATTTGATATATCCCACCGCCTTGTCCATAATGTTTTCTACTGGTGCGTCGAGCACTTTCGAAAGCTTCTGTACATGAGGATTGTTGACCATCTCTTCTTGCTTGGCGATGGCTTCCTCGACCTCATTAGCTGACGCAATAGACGTGTCGATTCCGATTCCAAGCATAGCGAGGGCTCGTCCGACGGCTGATGTTTCGCAGTTTTCGACATAGCTGGTTTTATTAATGTTTGATGATCCGCGCTCCTCGTGAGCGTGACCTGTAGCTACAACTCGCTGAGATTCGTCAGCTATGGTGCATTTGCACACACAGGTGTCTGCGTCTAGGACAGTAAAGTCTGTAGCTATTGTCCAGTTCATGTAGCGGTCTTCCTGTCGAAAGAACTTGATGCGTTCGTTGACTTCAACGTACTGCTTGCCACGTATGTTCGTGGTCTTAAACTTATAGTTTGACATGATGATAGTGAATTGAATTGATTGTGCAAATTAAGGGGTAGGTATTTCAAATCCAAGCCCCTCCTTTAGCTTTTGCTCCATTTCTGTTAACAACTTTATGCTTTTTTGTACCTCCACAAGCCTGTCATGAGATGTTATTTTTGTGGATATAGGTTTAATATCCATCTCGTCTGCTAAATCCATAACAATTTTAGTGGCAAGTGAATACTTATTTAAATAATCGGGGGAGTGAAGCATAAGACCATCGTGCTCCTTACGGTGATGCACAAACGTAGAATGATCTTTGTTGAACAGCTTACCTATTTGAACTAATGTTGCGTATGGTCGCATGGCATTGCCAAGTGCGGCCCTGCTCTCCACGAAGTATCTCAGCCGAGAGTTGTCTTCAATGACCTCTCCCGTCTCAGACTCAAATCTGATGCGGGCGCCACGAAGCAGTGTCTCCACTTTTTGTTTCTGACTCATGTGTATTATTTAATTGTTTCTTTAATAAAGTATTGTGCTGCAAAGTACTCGCTAAGCACGTCGAATAGTTCAACTACGCGACCTGAAAAATTACGGAACGTTGATGCGCTATCAAGCCTCTCATCTTGATCAATACCCAGATTGTCAAGCATATCTTGTTGCTCTATCATAGCCTCGATGTCTGATACAATCTCTGAGTTGAGTTCTTCAACCGCCTCTTTGAAGTTATCTACGATAATGTCAGGGTTCATGAATGCCCATTCTTTAAGTCCATACTCACCTATATCAACAAGAATAATCTTTCGTGCTACCATAGCGGGCCTCACGTTGTCGGGTAGGTATTCCTTGAGAAAGGAATTAACCTTGTCTTGTGTTAGTGGTTTGGTAAGGAATCGGAATCCTTCGTCGTTAGTCATTGGCTTGTGTGTTTTTTTGTTTCAACAATTTTTTAATTAGTCTTTGCATCTTTCGCCTTCGGTGGCGTGGGGATCGTAGCTCGTCGTTGCCGAGCACCTCGGACATCTGCTTTGTCCCCTGTCTGGTTTTTTTACCCATATATTTTTCTTTTAGATGTGGTTAGGATTAGGAATGTCTTGCCGTCGCAGTTTATGTCCTCTTCAGTAAACCAATGTGGATTCTTTTTGGGGTTGTACTTGTAATGAGTTAGCACGTGCTCTTCAACCTCTCTGAACTTGGGGTCTTTTCGGTATTCGATGTCAATGTTGTCGCAGTCCACCCAAGCGCATACTGTTTTATTATCACCCTCAAATATCTTGCGGGCAGTTGATTCCTGATTGCCCAACTTGCATTTGTACATTTTGATATTGCACTTCTCGGGATTGTAGTATTCGGTATTAACCCAAGAGGGTGTGCGTTGCACCCCTCTGTCTTTCACTTGCCACATCTTATAGTTTTTACCTTTTCCGAGGTGAAATCTTACTCTAAATCTTTTCATTGTTCGTTTTCTTCTTGGTCGTCAACCCCGTGGATGCGGCACTCGAACTTCTCGTTTGCACATAGTGTGCCGAGGGCATCAATAGCTCTCTCTTCGGAGTAGTCCCCGCACTTGCCACGCATCCAGTCCGTGTCAATGTGTTCGTTGAGGTCGATGTCACGCTCGAATGTGACGTGAAAGTCACCGACGTATTCGCTCTCTTCGATGCGGACGTAGGTGGCCTCGTCAATCTCTGTACATGCGGCCTCCACCCCGTGTTGCACACCCTCACGGAAGATGGCGATGGCAACAGCCTTGGGGATGACGGGCATAGTAGGGGCGCACACCTTGTCAAGGCGTAGCTTGTCTTTGAGTTTATCGTACTCCTTCTTCCAAGCATTGGCGTTGGCTGTCTTGACGGTGAGGTCACGCTCCAACTGCTTGATGTCGTCGTACTGACCCTGCACCTTAGATTCGAGCTCGGCCTCACGTCCTGTCTGCTCGGAGTATTGCTTCTTAGCCATCTCTTGACGGAACTCCATCGACTCGATGGTTTGCTTGGCAGATGAGATAGCGTTTTCTGCATAGCGGATAGCCGCGTCAAGCTCGTTCTTAGATTCTTCTATTGAATTCATTTGTTCTTAGGTTTTTTTAGTTTGAGTTTTAATTGTTCTGCCGCGTAATTGATGTGTCTTTGTGTTGTTACTGATACGATACCTGCTAGTTGTTGCAGGGTGTCACCCTCAATGAGAGCGACAGGTGTCCCGTAGCTGACAACGTAGCCGTTGGTTGTCCATAGGTTTTGTTTGTATCGTGGGAATCTCATGTTAGTCCGTTCAGTTCTGCTTTGTCGGTGATTCTGCCGTCACGCTCAAGCCACCCGTCATCGATCATGGCAGACGCCGTGCGTCCGTAGTGACCCTGTAAGCTCCACGCCATGCCTGTCTTGATAAGCTCAGAGAAAAGCCGAAGGGTTTTTACATCGTTGAGATGACCCATCTCGTAGTCGATGATGCGGTTGGTTACGTCGTATGCTTTAGCGTTCTTCATTGTCTGTAAATTTTGGGGATAGCTCCATGATGTACTGAGCCACAAGCTCTTCGATGTCTTCGACCACATTGTCTACATCATTGTGTGTGAGGCCGTACTCATCAATCATCATATTGGACAGGCGGTTGTAGCCACTCTCAACACCGCCTGACATGGAATATCCAACGTGGTTGGTGTTGAAGCAGTTGCTGACGTAGCACCGCAGGTCGTATAAGGTTTCTTCACTCATTGTCTTCGATTTGTGTCCATTTGAAAATAAAGTCTTCGAGGTCATTGGCAAGGTTCTCCATGTCGCTGTGGAGTACCACCTCTTCGCGGTCAACGAGTAGCTTGTGCAACTCCTTGTATGCACCTGTTTCATTGAGCACATAGCTGATGCGCTCGATAAGTTCTTGCCTCTGCTCGTCGTCGTAGTTGATTGTGTATTTCATGAGATAAAGTTTACGTTTTTGTCCATCCACTCTCTAAGGTCGTCCGCAATGGGTTTGATTTTGATTGGTTCGTCATAGCTGTCTGACCCCTTGGGTTTGGGGATACGGAAAGCGTGCATCACGTAGTCGTCGATGTCTATGAAGGCGTGGTTGCCCATGTACACACTTTGGATGAACTCCGTGAGTTGATACATATTGCCGTGGTGGTCCGTGTACTTGCCTGTGTTGTCTTGCACATCTGATGCTACACGGGCCACCAAGGACATACACAAGGGGGTGTAGTCCCATGCTTGGGAGGCATCGAGTTGGTCCCACGTCAGCCACATGTGCTCGGTAGAGTCACTGCGGTTGGACATGTCAACCTCGATGATTCGGAACACCTCGACACTTACGTCGTCGCCGTTCTCTGCCACCCAGTCGTCGTGGTCCATGTCATGTGGTACACAAGCGTGGTAGTCCTCGTACTGACGAGTCATGGTGACGCAGATGTTTGTGGGGTCTGAGTCGTCAATCTCTACGCACATCTTGTCCTTGCGGTAGCCGCTGAGGATTTGCTTGATATGTTTGTCTGCAAGCTCCCGCTTGGGGAAGAACTCACAGGTGGTGTCGGAGTACCCTTCGAAGAGTCCTGCGACAGCGTGTATTACCGCGTATTGCTTCATGGTTATTGAATTGAAGTTTGTAAAAGTCTCGACACAAAGATACGGAATTGATGTGGACAATTCCAAATTTTTGTTGAAAAGATTTGTTAACGGGTTGGTTAGAAGGGAGGTTGGGAGTTGAACACAACTGCCATCTGCCAAAACTCAGATGTACGCACCGACTGCGCTCCCTTGAAGAAGGTGGGGGGATGGACTGACGTTTCAGTCCGTTGCATCCAATCGAATTGCATCCCGAAAGGCGTCCCCCCTATGGTCAAACTTCAAACTAACCAATACCGCTTACGATGTCCATCGCTTTGGTCATCGCGTAAGTTCGTTTTTGCATCCCTGTACCTTCAAGCTGAGGTGACGGGAGATTCACAAATGTAGTGAATGCGCCCTCATCATCCAAACGATCGATTTTATAGTTATCCTCACCCCTCATAATCGCATCTGCCATAGCGTTGGTGTGGTAAATCCTTTCTTGAAGTGTCATTTCTCTTGTTGTTTTGAAGTTTGATATTTGTCGTATGCTTTTTCCACGGCAGTGTTGAGAGCCTCTGCCTGTGCTCTGTCGATAGCCTGTCCCTGCATACGGGATAGCTTGACAATTACTTCGATGATGTTATCCATGGCTATCTCTTTCTTTTGGTGTTAATTCAAAGTTTACGTCCCATGTGGCCTCGCAGTCTTCGCACTCATAATCGTGCTCTATCTGGACGTATCCGTTGTTGGTATACCCTACTTCTTGTGAGCCTAAGTATACTCCTTGACCGCCACACTTGTGGCACTTATCGTAATCGTTCATTTTAAATCAAATTGTGTGTTTTTGAAGGCCTCTTGAAGGCGAGCCTTATTGCCGTGGTCTGCTTTGAACCACGCCTCGATGAGGGCTTTCTCGAAACTCCCGCAGTTCTGAGAGCGTATGTTCAGTCGTTCGTATTGTGTCATTTGTCTTTTGTTTGGGTTTTGAGCGGTGGAAGTGTGCTCCACCATACAATCTCTTCGTCGTGGATGCGGAACTCGTGGCAAGCCCCGAGGTCGTTGTTCCACACCTCAATCCATACGCCGTGGTCGTCAGGAGCACCCATTACGTGGGATGCGTAGTGACCCGCATCTTGCAGTGCTTTGACTGCTGATTCGCATTGTTCTTGTGTCATAGGTCAATGATTACGCCCTTCTCTTCGAGGGCTTTGATGATGTAGTCAGGGAGTTCGAAGCATCCATCGTACCCTGTGAGGCGTACACTTCCGTCGTCGTCGTGCTCGGTTTCGAGCACACCCTCTGCATAGAAGCGGTCGCCTCCTGATTCGAGGTCGTAGGTCTCATACCATCCGCCGTAGCGGTGGTCAGGGTCGATAGCCACCTCGGTGTCCATCTCTACGTTCTTCGCGGCGTCAACGTCTACGTCGTAGGCCGTCCGCATTGACACGAAGGGTAGTGTGTGTTTGAAGGAGTGTGTGAATTTCATTCTGAAAATAGTTTGTTCTCGGTTGCTATCGCTTCTGTGGCGTGGTCATCCAAGACGTTGATGATTTGCTGAACTGTGTCGGGGCTAACGTTGGGTGCATTAGCGATGAGAGAGGCAAAGCCCTGCACATCCTTTGGCACCATTTGTGCGGCTCGATTGAGCACATCGAGGTTCTTACCAAAGTGGAAGTCGTTGAGGTATAGCACCGCCGCACCTACGGGACGTGAGAAAAAATTATCTTTTACCATTGTATTGGATTTGAAGTTTAATGTTTATTATCTGAGGAGGTCATCAAGTTGCTTCTCAAGTCGCACGATTGCCTCGTCTGCACGGCGTGAAATGTCGTCCTGTTCCTTGATTGCTTTCTTGGTTGCCTCGATAAGAGCCTTGCGCTCCTCGGTGAATGTGATGAATGACTGCTCTACTTGGTGGAGCGAATCGCATACGAGTGTGCCTTTGGCAGAGGCTCTCAACTTTGAAGTGTCCATTGTATTGGGTTTGAAGTTTGGTGTAAAGATATAGGATTTTGTGGATGAATCCAAATTTCTGTTGAAAAGATTTGTTAACGCTTAGTAATCACGGGTCGTGATATTGAATTCACGTAGGTCGATGTATATGTCCTCGTCCCACGCAGCCTCGATAAGGCGTAAAGCCTCCTTGTCGTCCGTGTATGTGAAGTTCTCGTAGGCGAGAATTTTCTCCTCTGCGTTTAACTCTCTGAATGGATTAAACATAGCTTGAAGTTTGAAGTTTGATACAGACCCCCGAAGGGGTTTCGTCCAATCAGGACTCGTCAGTGTACCTTGATGATTTCTGTTAAAGCACCTTCGATGCTGTCTTGCAGGTCAAATGTGTCTTGTGTGTACTCTCCGTTCACCTCGCGAACGTCGTCGCTCAGGAGTTCAGGCGCGTTGTCCAACAGGTATTCTGTGACGAGGATAGCCACGTCTTTGATGTCATTCGTTGTCATTGTATGTAGTTTTTGAAGTTTGACACAGACGCCTCACGGCGTTTCGCGCACTCAGCGCTCGTCAGTGTGCCTGTCAGATAGGGTCGAAGTACCTGCGAATCTCCTGCTCCGCACGCTCGTCCTCTGCGTCGTCAGCCCCGATGAGGTCAGCCAACGTCAGGTGTGCGTCCGTGAAGTGGGTGGACACGATGTCCTGCACGATGGTGGTGAGGGCTTGTACGCGCCCCTCGTGCGCTTGCTTGGAAGTAGCCATTGTGTTGAAGTTTGATGGTCGCAAGATACGACCGAATTGTGGAAAAAACAAGTCTGTCTGTTAAGTCGCTGTGACTCAGGGAATTACAAGATGTCGTCGGCAGTCACGCCCTCGTCCATCATATCCATATTCACGGCACGTAACATATCCATCACGTCCGTGTACCCTTGCTCGCGCAGTACCGCGTAGGGTGTGGGTGCTACGTAGTCCGCAGGGTGTTGCGCTTTCGCCTTTGGCGCGGGTGCGTCAACCTCCGTGCGTGTGCCGAATGGCGATGCCGCCGTTGGCTTGTTGTCGCACACGACCTCGGTCTTGCGAACGTTACGCTTGGCGCTCGCTCGGTTGCTCAGGCGTTGTGCCTGTGCCTCCAACTTGTCGTTCTTGGTCTTGCGCTTGGTCTTCGTGCGCTTGGGTGCGGGCTTCTTTGGGTCGGTCAGCACCAACCCGCCCAACTCGCGCTCCAACTGCTCGACTGCCTTGCGCTCAACCTCCGTGATGTCGCTCACGGGGGTGTACGTGTTGGCCGTTTGACAGGCGTCCACGATGTCGAACATCTGCTCCATCGTCAGCCCGTACTGCTTGCACAGCACGTCCGCACGGGACTGCTTCGCAGTCGTGGCTTTGGCTTTGCGTTTGGGCTTGGCCGTCTTGGGCTTCGCGCTCTTGCGCTTGGCCGCTTGCTCCTGTGCGAACTTAGCCTTGTTAGCGGCTCTGCGCTCAGCTCGTGTGTACTTGCGCCCTGTCTCGGGGCAGTGTGTGGGGGTGTAGGTCTTTGCAGACATAGGTAAAAAGTTTGAAGTTTTGGACTGCGCTTCGTGCGCTGACACAGACCCCCGTAGGGGTTTCGGCTACTCAAGCCTCGTCAGTGTGCCTGTGCGTCACTTGCTCATTCGCTCCCGCGCCTCTTCGAGCAGGGCTTGGTGCTCCATCTCCGTGTGCGAGCCGTGAATCAAGGCGTTCAGAATCTCGTCGTCGGTCATGGTGCGCAAGGCAAAGTAGTTCGCAGACCCGCTCGTGCGGATGCTCTCGGTGGTTGGTGCTGTGGTATTCATAGTGCTTTGTGTTTGAAGTTTGACACAGACGCCTCACGGCGTTTCGTCCATTAAGGACTCGTCAGTGTGCCTTGACGCCCTGCATCTTCGCCAAGATGTCTTTGGCGCGTGCCAGTTCCGCTCGTGTGGCTTCCGTGCCGTAGGCGTAGTGCGCTTCTGCGGCTCCGTTCACGTATGCGACTGCTGTTTTGATGTTGTGGGGAGTGTACATTGTGCGTGTGTTTGAAGTTCTTCGATTCGACCGTCGAACCGATGCCCCCAAAGATAGGTAAATCAAACGGCTGTGTCAAGCCAACGGATGTTAACGTCAGCAATGACGGGGGATGCAGAGCGAAATTTATACGAGGTTATGTTCATTGTGTGTCCCCGTGATAGGGGATGCAATGTTGTAGTAAAGGTATAGGTGATGTATTGTCCTACGTTCACGTAGAGCTACCTACCTGCGGTGACCTGATGCGATGATGGAAGTAACGATGCGTAAGTCACTGAGGAACAAGCGATTGCAATCTCAGAAGTAAATCTCCATACTATGGCAGAATCAAGGGAGGGGGGTTTGGAAATGTAATTTCCAAAAGATTTGCGTCCCTACATATATATATATAATCCCCCCTATGCGTAGTTCTGATCGTTTTTTTCGACCCAAACCCGAAAAAACCGCCGATATCCTCAAAAATTTTCACGCGGTATTTTTTGATTGACTCCAATCTACCCATCATAACTGTCTGATTTAAAGGTGAAAGCGGTATTTAACCTCTAGTAAGGCTTGAATATTGACATTTAAAGATTTCTGTTATAACTTTGCTATCAAATCAAGATCAAAACAGTATAAATAGTAGGGTGTGTGTACACACATTACACCATCCGATCTAGATTTAACTGTTAAATACAGGATAGCTGTGTCATGAAGGTAAAAAAGAGAGATCCGAAGGTAGGAACGGGTAAAAAGCCCAAGGGATCGGATCGTAGGCTCTATACAGACGAGAATCCTAAGGATACGGTAGGTATTAAGTTCGCCACACCTGCCGATGCACGGGCCACAGTAGCTAAAGTGAAGCGTAGCGGTAAGCCTTTTGCTAGAAAGATCCAGATATTAACCGTGGGGGAGCAGCGAGCTAAGGTTATGGGTAAGAATGAGGTGGTGCGTATATTTAAATCAGGCAAAGAAGCTATAAGGCGTAGTAGAAAATAGGGTATATTTGCTCTATGCTACTGATAAAGATCTCAGAAAGCGGTTATCGCAGAGATAGCGATGACCAGTACAACGATCACAACGTTATTATGGCAGCATCTATATCTATGGATGCGGTAGATTACCCTGTTGTCGGGATGGACAATAGAGGTAACATCAAGATCATGATGCCTGGGTCCAAGCATAACTTTGAAGGTGAGAGGGTGCTGGAGGTACCGCTTAAAAACGATGAGTACAACTTCATGAGTCAGGACGACATCTATGATATGGTGCGTATAAAGGCTGCCGAGACGGGTTTCTGCTAATCCCGTATATTTGCACTCATGGATATTATTAAAGATATCGGTAAATCTCTAAAGTTCAAGGAGCGTTATGACGATCTTGATCGTACAGGGATGGAGGAGTATGATAGAGAGGAGTGTAAGGAGCTACGTGATCTCAAAAAAAGTGGGGCACCGCTTTCAGAATCACAGAAAGAGACACTTAATTTTTGCGATACAATTAGAGGGGAGCGAACCAGAGCTGCCATGAATCTTGGTACTGCGGCTGTAAAGGTGGGTGTGGGTGCTGCCACTGGCAATCCTATGCTTGCCATGCAGGGACTAGGTGATGCTGGTGGGTATTTAATGTCTGAGGCCCAAGAGGTAGACGGCCCTAACGATGGTGTTGGTCAACAGCTGAATACTCAAGACTTCCTTAAAACTGGAGGTCAAGTACTTGCAGGTGTAGGTGCTATGGCTATTGGCGGTCAGGGAGTAGATTCAACAACTGGGTTAGGCGATACGGGAAATACATCAACATTTGCACAAAACATTGCACGTCAAGTGGCAAATCCTGCGCCTGTAGATACAAACGCTCAAGGGGCTGGAAAATATGGTGGGGGTGTGCTTCCACCTACCCAGCCTCCCATCGGTGGCGACCCATTGCTTGGTTCGCTGCTTCAGAACCCTGAATTTTTGCAGCTTATGCAGCAGCAACAGAACCCTGCTGGTCAAACCACAGCTGCTGATACGCTTGCTGCCCTTGCGAATCAAAACACTCAAGGATCAAAACTGAAGCGGTCAACACGACAGCACGAGTATATTAAAGGAAACACTAGAGGCTATACATAATGGCTACACTTACAACAACTATTAAAGAGGAGCTGACGCTCAATGGCGTCGAGAGAGGCTCTACAAACATCCTGTCTATATCGGGGATAAACGAGGTTTTTCAAAGAATGGTGTCGTGTCCAGCTAATCAGGATACAACAATAGCTAATTTTAGAGCAGCTGTAAATACATCTGATGGATCTCTGGATCTTGACAACGTTAAATATATCAGAGTTACTAACCTTGATACATCAAACGAGGTGGTGCTGTCCCTTCAAATATCTGCTGCAGAGAACGGAACGGCAGATGGGTCTACAAGTATCTTGCTAGCCGCAGGAAGAAGCTACATCATGGGGACACCTCACGACGGTATTGCGGCTGATGACGATGCAGCAACAGTTATAACAGATAGCAACCTTACAGATCTGGAATCATTGGTCGTAGATCCAAAGACTAACACCGTTGTTGTTGAGGTATTTATCGCAAGCTAATAACTACTATATTTGCATTATGCCAGGATATCACAAACAATATCAGAAAGGAACAGGATCAACTGAACCACGATCCCCAGGATTGAAATCAACAGCTACTCCAGCACAGCGTAAAAAAAGAGTTTCTGATCTTTTAACTGCAAGATCAGCTTTCTTTCCCCTTGTCCCCACTAAGACACCCGAAGAGGCTAAGATTGAGAGGATATATGGAAAGAATTATGACGCCCCCGAAGATGATGATGGTATGTCTGGTCAAGAACCCAAAAAAAAATCAGCTATGCAAGGCATGAGATTTATTAAAGAAAATCAGGACGGTACAGGTAAAGCAGATAACAAAGGACTAATGGCCCTTGGTAGATCTGGTGCCAAAGGTAGAGAGGCATACGAAAGAATCACTGGTAAAGAATTCAAGGAGGCGGGTATGGGCATGAAGTACCGCATGGGCACAGGCATGGCTGATGAGAAGTTGATGGAGTATGGGCAGAAGTTGAAGGAGCGTGGCGAAAAGCTTATGGCTATGGGTGCTAAGATGGAACCATCATTAGATCCAGAGCCAGGTATGAATGAGATGACAATGGGGGAGAAAATGTATCAGGACGGTACAGGTCAAATGACCGATTCAGAAATGATGCGTCAGGAGATGATGGCTCAAAGAAGGGCAGAGAGAGGTATGTCTCCTGGTCAAAGATCAAGAATGAAGATGCTTGAATCTCAAGAGGAGATGGATTATACACCTCCTACTGGAAAGGACTATAAAGGTCCTCTTTATAAAATGCCAGAGATTAAAGAAATTGTAAGAAGCGGTAGTTTTGAAGGCGTTGATTTAGAGAGACTAGCTGCTACTGCATCCAGAGGCAGTCTTCCTGCAAATCTCAGAGGTATGATTATGCAGTTTCTAGAAGAAGGACCAGGTGCTGCACCTCAGCAAGTAAATCAGCCCGCTGAAAGAGCTGTAACACAAACACCAACTCAGTTTTCATTTCAAGAGGGACCTCGTGGAGAGGGAGGCACTCTTACTATCCAAGGTAGACAAAGTGATGTCAAGAAGAGAACGATGGGTGGTCGTAATCAAATGTATGTTAGATAACATTCCAGTTTTACTGGGTAAAAAAAAGGGCCCTCGCGGGCCCTTTTTGTATTTAGAACTTATTGTCTCCACAGTGCCTGAGACAGCACGGGCTTCTCCATGCTACCGATTGGGTGGGGTTGATCGCTAATTACCATATCCTCAGTGATAATAGCTGATGCCTGCCCCGATACAAAGAAGTCGATGTAGTCTTCGTTAATAACAATGTGAGTTCCGAAAGACATTGCAGTGTCTGCGCTGAATGGAAGCACGAGGTACAGGCCAGGCTCAGTGAATGTGAAGGCGCTGTCGCTTTCGATGATACCTGCGATTGAGTGATTCGAGTAGAACACGCTCTCGTCTAGCTTTTGCTTGACCCCGTTCGGGACTTCGAAGTCTTCAACGAGAAAGATGGCAAACTCCTCAGCTTCACCTGCTCTAGCAACAAAGTCTTGAGTGAAGGATCTTGATAGCTGCGCAGAGGCAGCGACTGAGATAATACTTAAAAGGACTGTTGTGATGATACGCATTTTATGTTGTATTGAATTTTGTAACTTTGTTTAAATCTCTGATCTCAGTATATGGAGAACTTTCGATACTCACAAATTTGGCTTGTGAAAAAACCTTAACGACTTGAAAAAGCCGTACTTTAACGCCAAGAAAAAACGAAAGGACTCCTCTGTGGAGAACGAAAAAAGAAGACTTCACAATGAATCTATCAGAAAATCTATCACTCGCCGAATGCCTTCGAAGCAAAACAGCAACCAGGCTCGGAGTAAGCAATGAACCTCATGATGAATGGGTTATCGAAAATCTTAAAGCTATTGCAGAACAAGTATTTCAACCTTGTCGCGACCATTTCGGAAGTCCTATATACGTGTCGAGTGGCTATCGCTCGCCTGATCTCAACCGTGCAATCGGTGGCTCAAAGCGCAGTCAGCACATGGAAGGAAGAGCACTCGATCTTGACTGTGATGTATATGGGTCTATTACAAACTCTGAGCTCTTCGAATACATTAGAGAGAATCTCGAATTTGATCAACTCATTTGGGAGTTTGGTGATAAAGACAATCCTGATTGGGTTCACGTTTCTTACATTCACGATGGGGTTAATCGTAAAAGGTGCTTACGCGCTGGTAGGGACGATAAGAACAAGGTTTACTACGAGGTAATTTATAAGCAGCTTTGATATGTTGGGATTAGGATTAGGAATAAATCGTGGGGGTGTTATCTCAGGGCCTACAAAGCTTCCTGATTTTGTTGAGGTCCAACTCGGACAAGGTGCAGCAAATCTGACTACTAAGGTTGAGATTATAGTCGCGCCTGATGATGAAAACCTTTTTGTTGTAGGATCTGGTAGACTCTTTAGTGACTTTTCTGTGGTCTCTGATTTGATTTCAATTTTTCCTGAACAGTCTAGTGGTAATTTGGTAGACACACCCACTCAATTAAAGGGTGAGCTTACATTCGAGAGAATAAATCCAGACGGAAGTGTGGCAGCAACTGCCGTTGGCACCTACAATGCCATATTTTTTAGAGCTCCAGATATAGAAAATAACAGTTATTTAGGTATTAGTTTTACTGAGGATACTTCGGATGCAGGCTCTAGTTATTCAGTTCCCATAGAAGAACATCCTAGCCTTATAGATTTAACTAATACTAGTGGCGCGATTAATCAAGACATAACCACTACAGATGAAAATCAGATCTTTAGAGTTACTGTTGTTTTAAAAGCAGATGGATTTATAGATTCTGATCCCATGACATCACCAATCGTACCAATACCACCTAGAACTTAATTACTATGTCGTTAGAACTACATTATGCTGTTAGTCTTAAAACCGATCTTGCAGACAATACAGAAATAGGAGATACAACAAAGCTTGCTAATTCTAAATCTGGAACTATAAATGGTGCTAATACAACATCAGCTCAAAGACCAAAAGTTAAAGCTCCAAGAACAAATGCAAAGCTTAATAGTCTTAGTGCTTCTTTGCTATGTGACGGTAATGACTCTCTTAGTCTTTCAACCCCTGTAAATATTACTGCACAAGACTATACTCTTGCGTGTTGCTGGGTTGATGGTGATTATACAGCAGATACGTGGTTGTTTACTGGATCAACTAATGACGCTCATTATGGAATTGATGCTGGAGGCGCGGGCGTATTAATAAAGCCTAATAGCAGCAGATCTCCACAAGGAGACGAGGTTACCATAGCAACTAATAACACACACAACGGTACTGTAAGCTACACTTTTGGTTCTGACGTAGAGGCGCTGATTATTGTAAATGACTACAGCACTAATACTGTTAGTTTTTACAATATCGCAGGAGATAAAATAGCAGAAGATACTTCCTCATTGTATTCTTCTAATATCGTATTTAATCAAATTATCGGTAATGGAGCTAACAACGGATTAAATGGAAGTATTCTTGATATTAGAATACACAAAAACTTTGCTGCTGGGTCTTCATACGTATCTGCACTTGCAAGATCATACGTTCTTCAAACAAACAGAACCGCCGTGTAGAATCGTTGAACCAATAATCTAGCTTTTTGAGTAAGAGCATACCTTACTCTGTAGTTGTACTTAGTCTCTTCTCTAAACAGATGATCCTCCATGGTGTTTGAGGGTGTCATCTTATCAAAGTATTTGTATATGTAACCTGCTTTAACTAACTCATATACAATGCGTTCACCTATCTTTTTAGGTGAATAACCATAATCTTTAGCTGCGTATGATAGGGTCCAAAACTCTAAATCGTAAGCCCATATCATAAACATAAGCTCTTTTTCAAAGATGTCATTCTTGATACAGAACTCGTTGACACTCTTTCTCAGATACTTAAGGTGATTGTTTTTTACGTACCTTTGATTAAGCTTAGAAAACTCTCGGAACATCTTTCCTCTGGGCTTCTTTGCTGGCATTGAAATAAATTATACCGCGAAGATATGGAAGACGAAGAATTTTTGCTTAAAATTAGAGAGTTGGCGGTTGCAATGGACGATCTTGTTGATACATACGACGTCAGGGATCGTTTAATGTCTGTAATGATTATAGGCGTCACTGAAGAGAATGATTTCGGTGATACAAATCTAAAGGCTGTGTATAGTTACAATGTTCACAGTCACGATGAGTTAAATGAATTAATTGAATTTATGCAGGACACATACGTTGAGAAAAATAATAATGGTCCAGACCTGGATGATCTTCTTAACGGTCTTGGTGTATCATTAAATTAAAATGGAGGGACTTATTAGAAAAATTGTGGTCGGAAGAGACCCTAAGGATGCGATGGCTTACTATGTCGGCATGAGAGCTGGCAGAGGTAATGTTAGCGCTATAGTTTTAGATAGAGAGCATTTGCATAAACATGGATCAAAAAGATATCTTGTATATTTACAGGAAGAGGATGATTCCCAGGTCTTATGGAAGGCCATTGACAATATGCCATGTATGATAGAATTTGATTGCAATTTCTGATGACTGTAGAAGGGCTTACAACAAGAGGATCTGAGTTTACATTACCTAACGGGGCACCTTACTCTGGTAGATATCATGTACATATTGATAAAGGCGCCATGGTAGGTGCTAAGCATGTGTCTACGCCTCATTCAATTCTAACACCTGTAAATGCTGAGGTGGCTAATAAAGTTATTTCTCTTCAGAGAGAGCTTAGAGCAAAGCGAGATCAGCAAAATAAAATTAAATCAATGTCTTCAAGATCTAGTAGGAGGACAACAAATACATCTGGAAATGTCGGAGGATATTAAAAAACGTCCAGAGGGTCTCGGCGATACTATCGCAGAGATTACAAGGGCAACTAGGATTAAGAACATTGTTGATCATATCAGTAAGAAGACTGGTAAAGATTGCGGCTGCGCGAAAAGACAGGCAGCTTTGAATAAAATGTTCCCATATCGAAACAAGTGAAAACTTTTGATTTATTCATCGTTGAACTAGAAAAGACAGTCAACGATACAATTACTACCGATTCAGGTCTTGAGCTCTATATTGAGACAAAATTTGAAAATGGTGAGTTTGATCATAGGGTCACTCAGGGTCCAGTTGTAGCTGTGCCTTTTAAGTATGACACTGGGGTCAACGTCGGCGATACTCTATACTTCCATCACCTTGTCGTAATGCAGGAGGGTCAGGTTCTTACTGGTGTAGATAATCACTACTTCGTCAAGTATGGTAAGCAAGCTATTGGAAATCAAGCTATTGCATATAAAAGCAAAGATACTGGTGAAATAAAGTGTCTTGGTGGATGGACATTGCTAGAGCCCATTGAAGATGATTCAATTACCTCAGATATTATTGAGGTAGTGGAGTTAAATGAAAAGCTGCCAACAAAGGGTAGGGTTGTGTACACATGCGGAGACGGAACATGCGGTGACGTAGTTGTTAATCCTGGAGATATTGTAGGATTTAAACAGAATAGAGACTACAGAATTAAAATTGATGGCGCTGAGATGTACAGAACTCGCGCTGAAGATCTTCTATATGTCGAAGAAAAAATTCACAACGATTGAGGCAGCACAGCGACTCATGCATAGCATGGAGGTTGCCATCAACAATATGATTGACGAGGTAAAAAAACCTGTCGATCCTGAAGCTGGTGGTGCAGCTAGAAAGGCTGAGCTTCAATCCATCAAACAAACGGCCACAGATTGCAAAGAACTTTTGGTAGAGCGCCAAAGACTAGAACAAATGATTAAAGACCTAAGAGATAATGGAAAAATTGAACAAACTAAAGATTACTCGGGAGGTTTCGCTGAAAGATTCTCTAAATGATTGGAAGAGTGTAGTATGGTATTACAATAGCACCGATTATAAATTTTGGGAGGATTCTTGGAATAAAGATGATAAGAAATAATGCCTATAAAAGACCCAGATGCTAGAAGGGCTTATAATAAGGCATATCAAAAACAACACTACTCTAAAAACAAGAAGTATTACAAGGACAAGGCTAAAAAATCAAAGACTTTACAGAGACAATGGAATAGGTCTTTTGTTAATAGGGTAAAAAAACTTATTTCATGTGTAGACTGTGGAGAGTCAAATCCTATCGTTCTTGATTTTGATCATGTATGTGGAGTAAAGACAAAGAATATAGCAGATATGGTTCATAGACCATTCTCGATATCTGCAATAAAAGATGAAATAAGAAAGTGTGAGGTAAGATGTGCTAATTGTCATAGAAAACAAACTCACAAAAGACGAAATATGTCCATCTAAGACTTTCACTATATTTGCTTTATGAGAGTTAAAAAGCGTAACTACGATGAAGAGTATGAGCTTTTCCACAAAAGCAAGAAGGCCAAAAAAGCCCGAGCTGGAAGAAATTATCGTCGTAGAAAGGCAGCGAGAGAGGGTCGCGTAAAGAAGGGTGACGGTAAAGACTTGCATCACTACGTGGTGGGAGGGGTAACTAAGACGAGAGTTGAAGACGCCTCAGTAAATAGGGGTAGATCAGAGGCCTCTAGGAAGCCAGGTAGTAATAGAAAATAACATCACGCACCTGTAGCTCAACTGGATAGAGCAGCACACTTCTAATGTGCAGGTTCGGGGTTCGAGTCCCTGCAGGTGTACAAATTAAATAAAATGGCAAAGGTTCAAGTATCTACGTATAAGTCTAAGAGGGTGAGACGTAAAGGTGTCCACGCAAAGACAAAATGTTCAAAGAATAAGTCATCAAAGAACTACACTAAGCGATATGCTGGTCAAGGTCGATGACTATGATGAGGACGTTATCGCAATTTGCCCCCAGGGTACAACGGGTGAAGTTGTTTCGATTGGTGATCTATACATTGCACTTCCCGCTGAGCCTCCCAAAGAGGAGATTACGGGATATGGACGTCCAGACGACATGCAGCTGTGGGAGAGGCTTCCTATGCCAGAGGAGCTGTCTAGGATTACAAGTATGGACGAGTGGGCAGAAATGCCAAGAGAGTTCAGGCAAAAGTTTTCTACATATATCGAGGAGGAGTTTAGACGTAGGCGTGAAGGTCTTTGGTTCTATAATAACGGTACACCTACGTATATTACGGGCAGGCATTACATGATGCTGCAGTGGACCAAGATAGATATAGGATTTCCTCACTATCTTGCATTCCAGCGCGAAATTTTTCTACACATGGCCGCGTGTGAGGCAGACCCTAGATGTATTGGTCAGCTATATACGAAGTGCAGACGTAGCGGGTACACTAATATATGCTCGTCTGTTCTCTTAGACGAAGCCACGCAGGTTAAGGATAAGCTTCTCGGTATTCAGTCGAAAACGGGTAAGGACGCGCAGGAGAATATATTCATGAAGAAGGTGGTTCAGATGTTTCGTCACTACCCCTTCTTCTTTAAACCAATTCAGGATGGTACCACTAACCCACGCATGGAGCTGGCTTTTCGCGAGCCGAGTAAGAGAATCACGAAGAAGAATAAGACTGCGACGAAGGGAGAGGCTCTTAATACGGTAGTAAACTGGAAGAATACCACCAACAATGCATACGATGGTGAGAAGCTTCACATACTTTATTTAGACGAGGCTGGAAAGTGGGAGAAGCCTACAGATATACGCGATGCATGGAGAATACAGCGTACCTGTCTTATAGTAGGTAGAAAAATTGTAGGAAAGGCTTTGGTAGGATCTACTGTAAACCCCATGGATAAAGGAGGTAGAGAATATAAAGAGCTGTGGAGAGATTCAGATCCTGCAGAAAGAAATGCAAACGGTAGAACCATATCTGGACTATACCGTCTCTTTATACCCGCCCACAAATCCCTCGAAGGATTCTTTGACATTTTTGGAAATGCAGTGGCTTACGATCCACCATCAGCAGTAGAGGGTCTTGATGGTGAGGACATTGTCATTGGTGCCAAAACATACCTTAAGAACGAAAGAGATAGTCTCAAGGGAGACCCATCTGAGCTGAATGAGGTGACGAGACAGTTTCCATTTACCACCGACGAGGCTTTTAGAGATAGTATCGAGGGAAGTGTATTTAACATCGGAAAGATTTATGAACAAGTACAGTACAATGATGACTTATTTCCTAATCCTGTAGTTGCGGGTAATTTTATATGGAAGGATGGTGTTAAAGACACCAAGGTTGTTTTCTCTCCTGATCCAAAAGGTAGATTTCGTATTTCATGGATGCCTCCTGATGATATGAGAAACGTATCGTTAATGGATCGTGGTAAACGTATAGCACCTAATGCAGAGCTGGGGGTAGGCGGGGTTGACTCTTACGACCTTGACGCCACCGTCGATGGACGGGGGTCTAAGGGTGCGCTTCACCTGTATAACAAGTTTCACATGGAGCATCCATCGAACATGTTTGTATTGGAGTATGCGTCCCGTCCACCTTTGGCTAAGATCTTCTATGAAGACTGCCTTATGGCTGCTGTATTTTATGGATATCCACTGTTAATTGAAAACAATAAGTACGGTATCGCAAGATACTTTGAATCAAGAGGTTATGATGGATATTTAATGAATAGACCGTCACACCTTTCATCTGGTTCCTCTAGTGTTAAAGTTAAGACTAAGGGTATACCATCAAACTCACAGGATGTTATTCAGTCGCATGCTCATGCTATTGAGTCGTATGTACATGATCATGTTGGAATAAATAGGGACACTGGAGACTATGGTAATATGTATTTTAATAGAACTCTAGAGGACTGGATTGGTTTTCAAATAGATAACAGAACTAAGTTTGACCTTACTATTTCGTCTGGTCTTGCTCTTCTCGCCGCACAAAAAGGTAAATCAAAACCCAAAAAAGACTTCTCTGAGGTCAAATTTTTTAGGCGATATAAGCCCATAGGATGATTTATTATATTTGCACTATAATCGGGATAAATGTACAGCAACTCTAAAGCCAACAAATCCTTTCCAAATCCTCTTCTTCCTGCTGAGAAAAAACAGGATAAGAGATATGGAATGAAATACGCTAAGGCGATTGAGGCGCAGTGGAGAGGAGTTTCAGATAAAAACTCTCTTCAGAAAAGAAGAAGAAAAATTTTTCAAAGAAATAGAAAGTATTCACTGGGCATTCAGGATACTTCTATTTATAAGAGACTATTGAATAATGTTGATCCAAACTCAGGCGACGGTAGCTTGATGAATTTGGATTATACCCCAGTACCGATTCTACCAAAGTTTGTTCGTATTGTAGTTAATAAGATTCTTTCAAAGAATCCATACCCAAACTTAGAGGCCATTGATCCATTCTCATCATCTGAAAAAAACGAATATAAGAAGAGGATTAAAAATCAGGTGGAGCTTAGGGATGAGCTTAAGAAGCTAAAAGATACAACTGGTGGCCTTGTCTTGGGCGACGATCCAGATAAGCTGCCTGAAACAATGGAGGAGGCTGAGATCTATCTCGACAGCAACGTCAAGACTGATGGAGAGATCTCTGCTCAGATTGCAACGAATCTTACGCTTTCCTGGAACAACTTCAACGACGGAATATTTAGAAGATGCGTTAATGACATGGTCGCTCTTGGCATGTCAGTTGTAAAAAGATCTAATGATCCAAACATTGGCATTCGTGTTGAATATGTAGATCCAGAAAAGTTTGTTCACAGCTACACTGAGGATCCATCGTTTGATGATATGATGTATGCTGGTCATGTAAAAACTATCACCATATCAGAGCTCAAGCGTATAGCTGGCGATCAACTATCAGAAGAGGATTATGAAAAAATTTCTCAGAAATCTAAGGGCACAGGAGTAAGTGGTAATGCCACACAGTACGATGATCTTGGAGATCGCACAATGTATGAGTATGATGAGTATAGCATTGATATACTTGACTTTGAGTTTTTAAGTGTTGATACCATGCACTTTGAGGAGAAGGAAAATAAATTTGGTAATAGCAATTTCTATTATCAAGGTTTTTCAGAAAAAGAAAAAACTGACAGTGTATTTGAAAGTTCTCCAAATAAGCTTCAGATTGAGTGCGTGTATGGAGGTATCTATATTATGGGCACTAGTCATATCATAAACTACGGCAAGAAGACTAATATGCCTAGAAACATCCATGATCTTTCTAGAGCTAAACTGTCATACTCTGTAGTGTCAACCAACATCAATAGAATGATGCCAAAGTCTATGGTTGATAGCTGCGTGGGTTTTGCTGATATGTTGCAGCTTACTCATCTAAAGATTCAGCAAGCTATCGCAAAGGCTAAGCCAGACGGATTAATCATTGACATCGAGGGACTTGAAAACGTTCAGCTTGGAAAGGGTGGTGAGCTTCAGCCGTTAGATCTTCACGATATCTACGAGCAGACTGGTGTGTTCTACTATAGAAGTAAAAATCCAGAAGGAGGCGGTCAGGCTCCTCCTATTAGAGAGATAGGTAATACTATTCGTAATATCAATGAGCTAATAGCGTTATATAATCACTACCTAAGACTTATTAGAGATACAACAGGTATTAATGAGGCAATGGATGCATCATCTCCAAAGGGTGATGCTCTTGTAGGTGTTAGACAGCAGGCGATAGCAGCTGGTAACAACGCCATCTATGATATTACAAATGCCTCTATGATACTATACAAAAAGGTTTGTAGTGATATTGTAAAGTGCCTGCAGATTATTCCAGAGGGTTCTGTTATATCTAAGGCTTATGAGAACGCCATAGGTAAAGAAAATACAGAGGCATTGATGTCTTTCAAAGATTTGCCTATGTTTAATTTTGGCGTTCAAGTGGTGAAGGAGATGGAGACAGAGGACAAGCAATATCTAGAGCAAAGTATTCAGGTGGCTCTTGGTCAGAAAGAGATAGATCTTGAGGACGCATTAATTGTTAGAAACATGAAGGATGTCAATCAGGCTGAGAGACTCCTTATGGTTAAAAGAAAGAATCGTCAAAAGCAGCAGCAGAAGATTGCACAGCAAAATTCACAGCAGCAGGCACAGGTGGCTCAGCAGGCTGCACAGTCAGCAGCTAAGGCTAAGCAGCAGGAGATTCAAATGGAGGCTCAGGTTGAGATGCAAAAGATTCAGGCTAAGACCCAGTCAGAGATAGAGCTCGAAAAAATTAAGCACGAGCACAGAAGAGAGATAGAAATGATTAGAGCCCAGGCGACCCTTGGGTTTAGAACTGAAGATCAAGAATTTAGGGAGAAGTTAGAGACAATGAAGGAGGAGGGTAAGACATCCCGCGTTGATCAGCAAGCATCTCTTACCAGCAAGCTTATTGCTCAGCGTCAGGGTCAAGGTGGTGAGTTTGATATCATGGATGAGAACATTGAAAATAATCTATAATGTCTACAGTAAATTTTGATGTAGCGCAGACATTAGACATTACCTGCGTAAAGGGAGATACATTCTCTTTAGATCTGACAATAAAAGATTCCTCTGGTACAGCTATTGATATCACAAACTACGTTTTTTACACTCAGATATTTGATGGCTCTAAACTTATTATATCTACTACAGACTCAAGAGGGGCAGGTTCTCAGTCAATTTCTGAGGGCAATATTGTTGTGACAAAGAATGCTGATCAGACAACAAACAAGGGTAAGTTTAATATATCAATAAGCTCTACTGTAATGTCAGTAATTAGTGCAAAGGGGTATAGATATGAGGTTCAGATGAGCACCACTGGAGATGCTACTGGTGTAGATACCACAATCCTTAGGGGTGTATTTGTTGTAAATCAAGATTTGGTTCAGCCACCAGCTAGGTAACAATGTCTGTAGTTCAAGTTAATAGGCCTGCCTACTATCAAATTACCGTGACGTCCCCTTCACTATATTTGTTGACGTCAACTAGTCCTACAACTTATGTTATAACTAGACCGTAATGCAGCTTGTTAAAGAGAATAAAAAAGGCAGAAAGGGCAAAATGCCCAAGAAGTTCTCTGTAAAGAGTGGTGACAAGTCTGCATCGGGTGGTTTAACAGCAAAGGGAGTAAGAAGATATAGAGCTGCAAATCCTGGTAGTAAATTAAAGACTGCTGTAACTACAAAGCCATCAAAGCTTAAGAAGGGTAGCAAATCTGCTAAAAGAAGAAAATCTTTCTGCGCTAGAATGAAGGGCATGAAAAAAAGACTCACAAGCGCTAAGACTGCAAGAGATCCAAACTCACGTATTAACAAGGCGCTTAGAAAGTGGAATTGCTGATGAAAACTGTAAAAGGAAAAAAGAAAGGAAATTTCACAGTCACTAATAAGGCTAAAGAAATTGATCCCCCGTCTGGATTTCACTGGATGGAGGAGGGTGGTAGATACTACCTAATGAAGGGTGATTATAAACCGCATCCTGGTGCAGTTCCAAAGGCTAAGTTTAAGATGGCAGAACATCCAAAATCATGAAAGTTGTTTCTTATAAAAAGGGCGGTAAGTCCAAGAGTAAAAAAGATCGCTGCTATCACATTGTGAAGGCAGGAGAAAAAGTATTCCCAAGTGCATACGCTAGTGGTAGAATTGCTAAGTGTAGAAAGATGGGTGCTGATAACTACGGCAAGAGCAAGAAGAAAAAGAAGTAAGTGCCGAAGATTAGAAAGACAAAAAAAGGTCTGGCTCTAAAGAGGTGGTTCAAAGAAAAATGGAGAACACCAAAAGGCAAGAAGGGCTATAGCGGAAAGGATAGAACTTTTCGCCCTACCGTTCGCGTATCAAAAGATACCCCAGCCACTTGGAGTGAGCTATCTAAATCTGAAAAGGCTAGGGCTGCAAAAGAAAAGAGGGAGAAGGGTAGAGTATCAAGATACAAGATTAAGAAAAAGAAAAAAAAGGCTTCTGCAGGTCTTAGATTAGTGAAGTCTAAATAATACCTATATTTGCAAAAAATAACAAAGAAAAATGGCTACTACCTCTGTAACTCTCAGTCTCTCCAGCGCTGACTTGACTGGCGACTCGCTTGCTTTGTCAACTAGTACTAATCTTAACAAGGCTGGCACTCTGACTGGTTTGGATCAAACTACTGGTGTTGCTAGAAAAACATTTAGCACTACTAGTATTCAAACACTCATCGCTAAGGGTGATTTTGCCGATGATAAGGCACACAAGGTATATATTAAAAACACAAGCACTACAGCTACTGAAAACCTCATTATTACTATTGAGTCTCAGCTGCTTGGTAGACTTTACGCTGGTGACTTCATGTTCTTCCCATTCAATGGCGATCAGGATATTAAGGTGACACCAAGCGTTGCTACCGATATGACTGTAGAGTTTTTGGTTATTTACGAAGCATAATGGCTTTAGTTAGAGTAAGTTTAGCTCTATCTAGCTCAGATGTGCTTTCATCCCCGCTTAGTCTGGGGGTGGATGCTGGACTTGTCGTAGACTCTGGTAATCTTATCAGGGCCAAGGTAAAGGGCACAGCAGCTGATACAAACGATTTGGCGATTTATATCGAAAATCAATGTACAGAAAGAGCATACCTGTATGTTAAAAATATGGCTGTTGAACTAGAGCAATATATCTACATTCATAACGACACTGACACGGGTCTAGTAGCCAAGATCGGTGGTGGTGAGTTTGCATTTATCCCTGTTGCTCCAGATAAGAAGTACGAGGTATATGCCACTAAGGTGGACACCTTGATCGAGTACAGCGTATTCGGTAATGACGATTCATCTAACCCATACGGAGGTTCATAATAAATAAGATATGCCACATCCATCAGACGCACTACCTAAAGAGGTATTTGTATTAAACGGTACAAATGCACTTGAGCCATCAAACGGCAAGTTCATTTATGCTATTATGAATCCAACGGCAGCTGCAATAAACGCTACTGTTAAGGGAAGTATATATAACTACGACGGCAGCGCTCCAGCTGGGTATAAGCAAATTGCATCCACAGCTACAGACGTCATTCCAGTGCCTTCAGGAGCTACTATCTATGGCAGGTTCACGTCTTGCGCAGCCAGTGCAGCAGATCTGCTTTGCTACGTAGCATAATAAGAAAACAAAATAATTCAATACAATGGAAGAGCAGGAAAACACAACTGCAGGCTTCGAGGTGTTTGACACCCCAGAGGCTATGATGGAGGCTTCGGCCCCAGAACAACAACAAGAACAATCACTTGATCAGGCACAAGCTCCAATGGAGGAGCCGCAAGGTCAAGAACAACCGCTTCAGGAATCAGCATACGTTGATCCCGAGGCACCATCACAGCCTGAAATTACTGATCAGCAGCTGGATGATATGACCCTTCAATACCTTAGTCAAAAGCTAGGTAGAGAGGTTACATCATTCGATGAGTTCAGTCAGGCTCAAGAGCAGCAGGTTCTCGACGAAAGAGTCGATGCGATCTCTCGATTTGTACAGGAGACAGGGCGTTCTCCTCAGGATTGGTTTGCCTACCAGTCGCTCGATCCAAATAATATGGACGACGCTACGGCTGTTAGGGTAAAGCTAGCCACAGATCATCCAGATCTCTCGTCTCAAGAGGTAAATCTGCTCATGAAGAGCAAGTATAGTGTTGACGACACTCTGGCTTCAGAGGAGGAGATCAACATGGCTAAGCTCAATCTTAAAATCGCGGCGCAGCAGGCCCGTCAAGATATTTCTGTCATTAGAGAGGAGTATATGGCACCTGATGTATCGCAAGGCCAGACATCGTTTGTCGATGACGACTGGATTAACAGCATGTCCCAAGAGGTCGATGCACTGCAGGCTCTAGAGTTTGATGTCGCAGATGGCAAGACCTTTCAGTTCTCGCTGGACGAATCCTATCTGTCAGAGCTGAAGGATAAGCAGGCCAATCTAGATTCCTTTTTTGATCGCTTCGTTGATGACGATGGGAACTGGAATCACGATGAGCTTTCGTCAATGTTCGCTGTGCGTGACAACATTGATCGCATCGTATCCTCGGCGTACCGCCAGGGTATGAGCGATGGTCAGCGCAACGTCGTGTCGGAGGCCGCAAACATTTCAACCGCATCCCCTAATACACAGGGTATGCCACAACAGGAGAACCCTCTTGGCGCACAGGTAAAACAGATCCTGCGCGGAGGAGGCGGTTTCTCTTTTGGAAACATCTAATACTAAGAAACTATGGCTGATCTCGGATCAACTCCCAGTACTTACAGCACTACCTCAGTAGCTGATAAGACTGTAAAAAATACTTTGCTGTCTAGAGGCTTTAAGCTTACTCCTGACAGCTATACTACTGTGGATGAACTCATCAAGGCGACCCGCGAGGACGTCATGCCTGAGCTCGTCCAAATCTACGGTGACCAAGGACTCACGGGCTTCTTGAAGCTCACTGGTGCCGTAAACAATGGCGGTTCCTCAGACCAGATTGACTGGTGGGAGGCTGGCCGTCGCCACAGAGCATACACGCTGACCGACAACTTTACGTCAGGCAGCACTGGTGCTTCTGTAACTGTTACTGACTCAGACTTCATTAAGAACGTTCAGAAGAACGACGTCGTAATGGAGGCTTCAACTGGTGTTCGTTTTATCGTACAGTCTGGTGGTGCAACCACCTCTACGAGCTCTCCATCAAACGTTGTTTTGGTGAAGATGGACAACACTGCTATTGTTGATGCTGATTTGACTGACGGCGCGAACAACTGCGTCATGTTGGTTATCGGTAACATCTACGCACAGGGCACAAACCAGCCTACTGGTTTCACTGATCCTGGAATCAAGCGTTACACCAACCCATACATGATCGTCAAGGATCGCTACGAGGTCAACGGATCTCAGGCTACCAACGTCGGTTACGTAAACTTGGGCGGTGGTGACTTCCGCTGGTTCATGTACGGTGAGAAAGAGGCTCGTGCTCGTTTCGAGGACAAGCGTGAATTGATGATGCTCTTCGGTGAGAAGAGAAGCGGAGCTGCTGGAACTGCTTTGGATAATGCCATGGCTGGTTCTGAGGGTTACTTCTCAGCTATCGAGGACAGAGGTATCGTCGTTCAGAACGCTTCTGCTAACCCACTCGACAGCTTCTCTGAGTTTGATGATATCATCTTGGAGTTGGATAAGCAGGGTGCTCCTTCTGAGTACGCAATGTACGTAAATAGAAAGCAGGACCTCGCTATCGACGACATGTTGGCTGCAGGTATCGCTACTGGTGTGACCGCTGGTCTCCCAGGTCAGTTCGGTGCCTTCCAGAACAACGCAGACATGGCTGTACAGCTTGGATTTAAGAGCTTCACACGCGGTGGCTACACCTTCCACAAGCACGAATGGAGATTGTTGAACGATCCAACGATGTTGGGTGCTGCTACAAACAACTTCCTGCAGGGTGCTATGGTGCCATTGAGAACGGTAAATGACGCAAGAAGCGGTGCTTCTGTGCCAGCCCTCTCTATGATGTACAAGGAGGCTAATGGCTACTCTCGTGAGATGGAGCACTGGGTAACTGGCGGTGGCGTGTTGGGTCACACCAACAACGGTGACGCTGGTACGGATCAGGCTGTATTCCACTACAGATCAGAAATTGCTCTCTGCGTTCGCGCTGCAAACCAGCACGTAATGATCAAGGGGTAATAGTCCATTGTTTAACTATTAAAACCTAGATCATTATGCCTATTTATTCGCACAAAAAATCAGGAGTGCTCAACACTTCAACGAGAGTTGAGGTTAAGGATGGTTTCGTTCAAAATAGCGAGGCTGTGATTGAAATTCTTCAACCAGCCAACAGCCTTGTAACGAATGCATACTTTAGACAGATTGATGCGGCAGCTTTTGCCACTAACGCAAGCGTTGGTGTCGAGCTCGGTATCTCAAGCAGCACTAACGAAATTGCAGCTGATGCAACTGACGCTGTTCTGGATGAAGGAACTGCCATTCCTGCAAACTTCATTTTGGAGCTCAAGGGTGATTCTGAGGTCACTTGGAACGGAGGCTACTCCGTTAGTGATTCTAACGCTCCCGCAGTTCCAGCTGGAAGTGCTTTTACTGCAGACGAAAGAACTATTTTCTTTACTGTGACTTGCTCTGACGATGTCGTCACCACGCAAGGAAAGTATGAGGTAATTGTTGACTTTCAAGTCTTCTCTTAATGCGAATGGGGCTTCGGCCCCCTTTGCTTTCTTTTTTTAAAACACGAAAACAAAAATTATTATGGGACACTTTGATGAATTGCTGGTGACAAAAGCTACCTTTGGGGGCGTTGTTTCTGGCGATAAGAAAAGAGTTGTAGACATCACTACCGCCACAAACACTCTAGGCGAAGGTGATTCTGGGACTATTTACACGATTAACGTTGGTTCAAACGCAGCCACCACGATTACGCTTCCTGCCATCACAGCTACAAACCTTGGAACTTACTACGAGTTCTTTGTGGGAACAGAGAATACTGGAGGTATTGACATCTTGACTGCAACTACTGACGACACCACTGGCGATGTTTTCCTTGGCGCTCTTACATCTCATACAGATGCAGCTGAAAATGGCGCTGTTGGATACATTATTGCTGGAGGTGATGTAAACCAAATTAACTTGACTGGCGCTGAAGCAAACGGCGCTGGTGAGGTGGGTTGTTATGTTCGTTGCGTTGCTGTTTCTTACAGCGCAGCAGGACACAGCCAATGGCAAGTAACTGGCTTGCTCGGCACTGACGATCCAAACGGAAACATGTCTACTATCTTTGTTGACAGAGACTAATTCGTTTTATACTCTACGAGAAAGGCCCTTCGGGGCCTTTTTCTTTTTCACTATATTTGCGGTACTTTAGTACAATGAACAAGTATTTCATTTTCCGTAGGGAGGAGGTAACTACAGCCAGTATTACCGCTTCAGACACAGGTGTTGGTATGAGCGTATTCGCTGTGCCCGCAGAGAATGTGTCGTATATGTCTGCGGAGAGGGGAAAGGTGTTCATTGTATTCAATAATGCCACACTGTATCAGGAGGCAAATCTCCGAGATGGAGAGTCTATTAAGAAGTCAGCTGTAACGATTGGTTGCCCAGAGGGTGAGGAGACTCAGTTCATTGAGGATATAGCAAGCTTTATTACAGGCGAGACTCAAAGAAACATCATGAGATTTGATGTTCTGTCTAACAAGTCTACATTTAAGTTGGCTGACACTAAGGACGCGGATAGCATTACGCCTGTCATCAGCACCAGACCTGTAAATATGCAATCAGGAGATATCAGCGGTAGGTTGTCAAGGACAACTGAGGCTTCTGATACTATTATAGCAGGTATTGATTTTGGAGCTATTCAGCCTGTTGCAGATTATAATCATGAGGGTTTGGCCTCATACTCTGACGGGACTGAAATAGCTCACTCTGGCAACGTATGGGATAATGCTGGGTCTGGTGGGGCCACTCACGATATTAGCACAAACGTAGGTGCTCCTGTGGTAAGAGATCCAGCGTCAAATGATAGAGGACTTTCTAAAAAGGGTATACAGTTTGTCAATGGTGATCATCTTATTGTCCCAACACTTTCGGTTGAGCGAGACTACACATTGTACGTAGTGTTTAGCACACAATATACTGCCTCTTTGTATACCGATTTTTTTAATGTGATATATGGGGACGCTGCTGGAGAGACGCTGGGTCCAGGGGGTAGATTCCCAGATAGTGGTCCTGCATTAAAGGTAGCCATGGATAAAAACAGATTTTCTTTTAGGCACTCAGGTCAAACTGGTTCAGTAGCAACAGCGCTTGGAGATGGTCAAATTTTGGATGATAATATTACTAATCCAGATTTTGATCCATGTCATGTATTTGTTATTAGAAGGGATAAAAATGACAATATTATTGTTCACAACAGAGATGGAGAGGTTGAAGTCATAATTCAATCCGTTGCAGCAGATCAAGAATCAGAATTACCATCTGCTACTAGTCAATCAACTAAAGGCAAGCTTGTTATAGAAAGACTTGGAACCACTGAGGACATTGCAGTAAATCATTTCAATAAATCTGTTCTTGCTCGATTTGGAGTGATATCAAAAGACATCGGAACTAACGAGTCAGCCAAACTCGCTAGGGACTTATTTTCATTATATAAATCTTAATTAATTTTATCATGGCACAACAAAAAAGACGGTCTCCTGGAAGACCTAAAAAGGTCCAGGCTGAAGAAATGCAGGTTGCAGTTGCCGAAGCCCCAAAGCCTAAAAAGAAGTCTGTAATTAAGCGTAAGGACAATCTTAGCACTGTTGTTGAATATGAGATCCAACGCGGCGGTGGTGTTGCGTATATGCTACCTCAAAAAGGCGTTACAGTATTTGACAAAGAAAACAATACCGTTAGAGAGATGCGGTACTGTCCCAACGAGCCATCTATTTATGTGGATGAGCAGAGCGACAATGCCATCAAGGAATCTGTAATTTTTAGGGAGGGTAGACTTTTTGTTCCTCAGAACAAGCCAAACCTAAAGTATTTTCTAGACAATCATCCATTTAACGTGGGTAACGGAGGTCACATCTTTAAACTTGTAGATAAGAAACGTGACGCCGAGGCTGAGCTGGCTAAAGAGTTTAAGGCGTCTGAGGCTGTAGTTATGGTTAGAGATAAGGATATTAATGATCTATTGCCTATTGCATTGTACTTTAAGGTAAATATCAATACACCTACATCAGAGATCAGATACAATCTGTTGAATATTGCAAAGAAGAAGCCACAGGAGTTTATTGAGGCTTTTGATTCACCACAGGTGCAGGCTCGATCTGTTATTCAGCAGGCTAAGGATTATCAAATCATTGGTCTTAAAGATGATAGATGCTTCTGGTTCGACAGCAAGACAATGATAGTGAGTGTGCCAGCGGGTCAAAATCCAATGGATGTTATGGTTAGATATTGCCTAACAGAGAAAGGGGCTAGCGTTCTAGCAGAGCTAGAGCAGCAGCTAGAGAAGCTTGCATAACAGATAGCCGCCCTTCGGGGCGGCTTTTTGTTTTTCGTATATTTGCCGTATGATAAGCGTTATTGACGTATACAGAACCCTGGTTGATTATTGCAATAAAGATCAGAAGGGTTTTGTTACACCCTCAGTGTTTAACTCATTCGCTTCGATGGCGCAAAAGAAGATATACAATTCTTTCTTTTCTGCTGTGGCTACGGCTAAGGGTGTGAGGTTAAATCAAACAGATGGTAGCAGAGAGTTCTCTACAAACAAATACATCAAGGAGGACCTGTCTAGGTATATTAAAAAAGTACGTATCCCTTCTTATGCTATTGGTAATCAATATGGATATGACAGTCCAGCTGATGGCCCAAGTCCAGGCAATGATATTTATCAAATTTTAGATTCATCTAGGTTTAAAAAACCAAAAGATTTAGGCAGGGTTATATCTGTGTCAAACCAATACAAAAATCTAGCTGAGCTAGTTTACAATGATGACGATATCAACAACATCCTGCGAAGCAATCTATCTAGGCCTAGCAAAAACTTTCCTGTAGCTCTTATTGGAGATCAGATTGAGCTTTTCCCTAAGAATGCAACTAATAGTGGCGTTGCGCCCGAGGTCATCACCCTGTCATACTACAGGCAACCAAGGTCTTGCTATGTGATTGGTGACGGTGTGTTTTCAGCTGGTGATATAGATGATACCAGCGATCCAGGATATGCAGAAAGTGGATCTGTTGCAGACCCTATAAACTGCAGAGATTTTGACTTACCTGAACACTATAAGAATGAGATTATTGAGTTAATCGCATCATATATTGGAATTAGACTTAGAGATCCGATCCTACAAAATCAACCACAGTAATGGCTGTATCTAGAGATAACCATAACGAAGGTCACAACTATGTCTCGTTGAGAGAGGTTATTGTAGACTACATGCTTACTATGGATGAGGATGACTACGCCTCATCTGCGACTGAGTACGCCATAAGGAACATCGCCCTTAGAGGTATTAGGGAGTTTGGATTTGATGTACAGCCGTCTGTCAGGTCGTTAAAAAGACCTCTTCAATCAAACAACACAATTATTCTCCCCGACGACTTTGTTGATGTGATTAAGATTGGAACTGTAGATGAGAACGGTATTGTTCGTGCATTTGCTGAAAACAAAAATCTGAACATATCTCAGGCTTATGATGATAATTTAAATATTACTAATCAAAGCTCTTCGGGTGGTCTTGACGATTCTGATCAGACTGGTAATAGGAGATATATTCCTGACAATCAGATTGAGAACAGGAAAGATGATCTAACAGCTACCAACTCAGAGGCCAACAACGAGGACATAGACTGGTACATCTTTGAAAACTACCTGTATCAGGGCAGCCTTGGCAGAATGTACGGTCTGGGTGGAGGAAAGCTGCGTGGCACATACCGCATCAACTACGATCAGAACAGAATAGAGATTGATTCTGAGGCTGGCGTTACAGAGGTTGTCATAGAGTATATCTCTGACGCTGCGAGGTCAACGGACCCTGTGATTCACGTTTATGCAGAAGAGGCGCTTAGGGCGTTCATATACTACAAGATTGTAGAGCGCAAGAGCTCTGTTCCTGCGGGGGAGAAAGCTAGGGCAAGACAGGAATACTATAACGAACGCAGAAAGGCGCGTGGCAGACTCAGCAACTTCTCAAAGACTGAGGCTTTGAACGTTATAAGAAGAAACTTTAAGCTAGTACCCAAGTACTAATGATTGAAAAGAAAAGACCAAGGAAGCTCAACTCTTCAAAAGATTCAAGAGTTAGGGGCTCGGATGAGATGTATGATGCGGTCAACATTCAGGTTTCGTCTGATTATGAAGGCGATGGCTCTGATGTTGATAGCAATCCTGGCGGTAATCTAGGTGTTATAAAAGCAGCTCAAGGAAATCAGGTTGAGACTTTATTTGAGTATTTAGGTGAGCTCGATGGTTTTGATTCTACAACTGCATCATCGTTAAGAGTCTTAGGTAGTGTAGTTGATAATGAGAATGATATCATCTACTATTTTGTATGGTCACCTAAAGCTGTAGAGCATGGGATATATGCTTACGATCCAAACAATTACATAGATAATCTTGCCAGCAGCCTATTGTCATTAACGTTACCTGACGCTGGACCTCAGGTAAAAGCAATTTATAAATCACCGCTTTTAAATTTTCAATCTGATGGATTTATAAAGGCTGATGTAGTCAACCTAACACCGCCATCTAGCGACTTTATAGTTGATACAGATGCAAATAATAAAGATATTAGCTGGCCCACTCTATATTTTACAGATGGAGTAAACGAACCCAGAAAGGTAGATGTAGTTTTTGCTCGTGCTAGTATGTCAAATAGCCCTATAGTTTCTCAGGCTGTAGATATTTTTGATGGCGGTTCGTATGATTCCTTTAGTTCCGACAAAGGAATTAGAAGATCAGACTATTTTGATCAGCAGGACTTTCTTCATGTGTGCCCCAAAACTCCAGTTCATCCAATAAAAGCATCGTTTAAAAACGATTTTGATACACGGACATCGAACTTCGAGGGTATATCTGGATATCAGTTTGCTTATCAATATCTGTATACAGACGGACGAGAATCTGCCCTATCAACCTACTCCGATATTATTGTCCCGCCTGCGTATCTACAGCAGGGGGCTAAAGCATCTGCAAATCTAAGTCAAACTAATATATGCAGATTAAAAATACCTAGAGGCTCTGTAATAGATTCAAATAACTTAGACGAAAATGGTCTTCTAACTACAGCTGCTATTGATGGCACTGATGACACTCTAAGTTTGATAAATAGATACATTCCAAAAAATGTTGAATCTATTAGGATCTTAATTAGGGAGGGCAATACTGGAGCTTTTAGTGTTATTGATAAAATTAAGGCTAATACTCAGGCGACTCAGAAAAATGATGATGATCGTACCAGCCCAGTGGGTTTGTATCAAGATCTCATATATGAGTTTAGAAACGATAGATTAAAAACTGGATTTCCAAAGTCAGAGGCAGACAAGTCATTCGATAATGTACCTCAAGTGGCTGGCGCTCAAGTCATAGCGTCAGACAGATTGATGTATGGCGATTACATTACTGGGTATGACACCATAGATGCAGAGGCCACCGCTACTATAACGTACAACAATAGACCAGAGGATTTTAAATCTATAGATATAACGGTAAGACCTACTATTGATATTTTAAATCAAGACCTTGATGTTAACAATAGAAAAACTGGTATATACTTTGATGTAGATAGTTTTCCATCAGATGAGGAGGGGTTGTCCAACAATACAACCATTGATTTTACTTTCACGGTAAGGCCAAAGAGGAATTGGCATATCTACAACTCTAATGGGTCGTTTCACGGGTCTAGACATGTAGGCAATATATCTCCAGATCCTATTGAAGGCACTGAGGATAATGTTGGCAATGCAAATGAAATAATAGAGCCATATCAGGTATCTCCAAACCTAGCGAGCGATGGTATAAGCGGTGTCAACGGGGTAAATAATGAACCGTCTGCCACTGGCGGTCAGATAGGATCTAGTCGATCAAGGACTAATAATCTATCCAACACGGGCTTAAATACTATCTGGGGGCGAAACAATGGTGTCACCCTGGGTGGATTCCAACCAAAATGGAAGACGGTAGCATCACAGGCTGGCGTTAATCCTAACGACGATGGAACAATAAGTACATCGACTGTTGTTTCTGGTTCAGGTTCTGAGGTGCCAGTAAGGTATGGCACATCGGCAGCAAACCCATTTATTCTTAGAGGTAGACCGCTTCTATTTAGTCTAAGCCTAAGGTTAAAGACAGATCTAGCTGGGCCTAATTACAAAAAAATACTTAGAGAGTTTATAACAAGGGCTATTACATGGGATAATGACCCTGACACTCAAGCCAGTCACTTTGATGATCCTAATTTTTATGATGAAAATGGAGTATCACCGTTCTTAGAGATTTTAGATATTAAGAATGAATATTCATATTCTATTGATGAAGGTATTGATGGTGGTGACGCTAATAGCTCCATTGACGACGTAACTGACGGTAGTAATCAGATTAATGTGACCACAAATGGTGATGACAGAAAGCATCTTATCATAGCCGTAGGTAACGGTAATATTGTCAATGAAAATGCATCATCGAGCGATTTAGAAAACCTACCGCCTTGTGGTTATTTTATAGTAAACAAAGCTAGACCGACCTTTAGACTTACCGCTAGGGAGGACCTTCCAAACTCAGCCACCTACGGTGTATTTCAGATTGATCTTAGAAGTCTTGAGCAGGTAGAGACTCTGACGTGTGTGCCTTTTGTAAACTCTGACTTATGGGAGGATAAGGGCATGGTGTTAAATGCTGAGGATGGTCCGTCTCTAGGGCCAGAGAATAGTCAATATTGGGCAGAACCCAGTATTGTAGGATTAGGTAATTTTGCAAAACCAGATAATTGGGGACTAAGGGATGTAAGTGTTTGGCAGTTTCAAACTATGGTTGTTGAGTCATGGTACTGCTTTTCCAAGCAATATCTGAACAGAAGGCCCATGCCAGAGTTTTTGTTTACATCACTATACTCTGACTATGCTAGGTATATGAATGGTCCTTATCAGTTATCTGAACAACAGATTTCAGATCTTGGCCTTTCCGATACCGACCCAACTATCACTGGAAACCCTGGTGATTTAAACCCAGAGGTAACTAACAATGGAGTTCTTAAAAATGCAGCTGTATTAAAGCAGAGTACGATTGCTTTTTTAATTCAGAACAATGCTGGTGGGCTGGGCGGTGAAACTGACAGCGCTCAAGCAAAGCTCCACTTCCGTCACAATATGAGACTTAGAGTTGGTGGCGATGGATTTTATCCTGGATTTCAAAACTACACCGTAGCGGATACTCAGGGTGCCTTCTACCCTGAGATTACACCCGATGAGGATAGATACGAAAAAACTAGAGCTAGAATTATTGGATGGATTGATAGCGGTCAAGGATATCTAGGCGATGAATCAGCTAACATATACAACACTGGAGGTCCAGGTGAGGAAATATATTCAGAAAATGATGCAAATAAAGGATTTACTATTCTTGATGGTGCAGGTGGTATAGGGGCAAACCCAACTGGCGGTGAGGCAACACTTCGATACGACAAGGGCCTTAGATGCACTATGGGTTCGGTCAATGGCATGATGATCTTCATGGGATATATAGGCCCAAGAGAGACCATACTGCCTAGTAAAATAAAAAACGGTGCTAAGCCACCATTTGATCTTGACGGTTCGGCAGGCATTGGAGATGCTAGATATTCAAACTATTTTAATAAGTTTGGTCAGGACTCTATGATGCCATTTCTGGGTCAGTTTAATTACACTAAGCTGAGTCCAGATGGCGGGTTTATGTTTAAGCCAGGTCAATGGCCTAATAACGACGTAAAAGCGCTGTACTATACTACACCTCTAAATCTATCTCCAGGTGAAGCGGGATATCAGGATGTATTAGATGAGGATGATGGTGGATACTCAAATCACGACTGGAGGGATGACTTTAGAGATCAGATAGCAAGAAATCAGCCTGTGCTTGATGTGCTAGATGTTGGTGGTGGGACTATTTTGGCCGATGAGATAAGATCTGGTGCTAGATCGTTTAAGACTAGGGCCAATCACTCCTTTGGTATTGTGTACTATGATGAGCGAGGCAGGGCTGGAAAGGTATCACCTATATCAATAGATGGCAAAGATTCCTTATATGTACAGGGGTATGACGAGAGAGAGGGCGAAGACGGTAGAGGTAGGGTATCAATAAAACTAACCCTTGATGATGCAATGATCCCATCATGGGCTCGTCATTATCAGATCGTATATGGCGGTAATTCTAGCGTATTGAATTTTGTTCAATACTCAACGGGTGGGGCTTTTGTTTCTACAGCAAACGAAGGGGAGGCCGAGCAGGATAGTCAGAATATATATGTATCACTAAACTATCTTCAAGGCAATAAGGACGTTTCATATACTGAGGCGTTTGGTGCTGTATCACCATCTGGTACTAAGCAGATGTATGTCCACTCCCCAGGCGATAAGCTAAGAGTTATATCTTACTTTTTGTCAAATCCATTTAATGAGGATGATGGGACTATACAGGGTAGGGTCTTCCCCGAAAACTATGAGTTTGAAATTGTTGGTGTAGAGACGCTATCTGCTAATCCAGAATCTAATCCTTTACGTAGAGCATTTAGCAATTCATCTGACTCAGCCGTTATGTCTGACGCTAAGACGGGTCAGTTCCTTGTGTTAAAAAACAACCCGTTTGCAGCAGGATTCTCATACAATGATGTAAAGAACGGAGAGAACGATCCATCATCTAACAGTCACTTTTGGAACAATATCTGCGTTGTAGAGATATTCTCACCTTTAAAAGAAGCCGCTGACGATGATCAAAGACTATTCTTTGAGACTGGTCAGGTGTACGACATAGGAGTTTCTGATGGATCTATTCAAATACCTATTGATGAAACCTTTCCTGCTGCAGGATCTAATTACTACAAGACCAACCCAGTGCTTCTTGAAAAGGGTGATGTATGGTTCAGAAGGGTGCCACTAGCGGTGCCTAAATTTGATACAGATCCAGACTCAGATACGTTTGGTAGATTTAGAAATCTTATCACATACGATAAGGACAATGAGATAGGCAGCACCCCTAGATTTGAAAATTACTTCTTAGAGACGCAGGCGTTTAACGATACGTTCTCAGGCAATAATGTTCTGTCTAAAGGAAAGCCTAATATCATTGACGATGATTTTGTGTCTGGCAGAAAGAAGGCCTCTATTACATTTTCTGACAAGCATGTGTACGGTAAGCCAAAGGTTAGATTTAGCTCTTTTAAAGAGTTGAGTTTCAAGGACTTACCAGCAGAGCACGGACCTATCAGGTACCTGATGGACAATTACGATTCTATCGTAATGATTCAGGAATCTAAAACCAGCTCTATACCTGTAGAAAGATCAATCCTCAGCACAGCCGATGGGTCCAACAGTCTTGTTCAAAACAAAGAACCGCTAGGTATTCAAACTTTTTATGCTGGTGATTACGGGTGTGACAAAAATCCAGAGTCGGTAATTAAGGCTGGGGGTGCTATATATTTTGCATCACCTAAGACATCAGAGGTGTACCGCCTCTCACCTACCTCTGGTATAGAGGTTATATCATCTATGGGTCTGAAGTCTGAATTTTATAAGACGTTTAGGTATGTAAAGTCTTTGTCAAACGACTCTAGAGTTTATGTGCCCACAGGGTACGACCCATTGAACGACGAGTTTTTAATTACTGTAAAGACAGAGAATTTTATTAATGTGCCAGGGGTCGTGAAGGAGTCACAGGGGGTTCTAGGCCCTGTTGTTGAGGATCAGGGTGATCAAATTTTTGAAACAGGGGGTGAAATAACCACGGGATGCACATTTGATGAATCGACCAACTGGAATCCTTTTGCCCTTCAGGATGACGGAAGCTGCTTTATTCTTGGATGTAACGATGCCACAGCAATAAATTATTTGACACCATCAGAGCTATCAATACCTGTCATTTCTTGTGACGATGGTTCTACTACGACATATGACAAGCAAACATATCAGAATCCCCCCGACTGTGCTTGCAGATTCTTTAACCCATGCATATTTGATGCATTCTCACTCATACCAGACGGTATAGTTAATTTTAAGGATATTAGTGAGTACTACAATGACCTGTCAGGATTGTCTGCCACAGTGCCTACGTATACCACAGACTTTGCTCCAAATCAGGGGCTGGAGATATTCTCTCCAGGCGTTATAAATAATCTGGGTCTTGACTTTGTATGGACCGATGGATTGGGTGTTTTACCGCCTACATCTCTCAATGCTTACGACAGCTGGGACTTTGAGAATGATGTATTTAATATAGACTCATACCGCTTTGCTGTTGCTGCCTATACAGAGGGCCCAGATATGGATGGATATAGTGCTGGCGACCCAGCGTTTCAGGGTACTGTTCAGCAGATATGGGACGATTCTCCCGATGTGGAGCTACAGTCCGAGGGGTGGTGGAAGGATGTAGACACTGGTCAGCCAGTATGGTTAGCCCCGTGGTCATTGGCATCTCATAATCCTTATGACGTAACTGAAAATCTAAGTTCTTTTAATGGGTCTCCAGATGTATGCGACTATGTAGGTTGTAAAGATCCTAATGCCTTAAATTTCGACTCGTCCGTATCTGTATCGTGCTCTAGCGAACTACCGACAGGGAATCCTGATGATGCCTTCAGGACTGATGGTGATGACGATGGTGCTGGCTTTGACTGTCCTGACGGTAGTAGTCCTTGTTTTTGCGGGGAGTGTCCTGGAGTTGGCGAAGATTGCTTCGATACATGCTGTCCTGAAGCCGTGGTTACATTTAACTTTTACTGCATAGATTTCGTAACTTCTGAAACATACGGATACACAAGCATAGGTATCAACGATAATGACTATGGATTACAGGAGTATCTTGCAACTACTTCTGTTTGGGATACTTGCTCTGCGGCAGGTCCAGATAATCCAGCTGGTGTTGGTGAGTTTGATATATATACCACGAATCCAGAAGGCTTGCAAAACGAGGTTGTTGCTCACTTTGCGCCAGGTATACCAATAAATGATTATGATCAATGTGGATCTCAGACCGTTCAGCTTAATATTGTAAACACCACAGATGCTTGCGATGAAGATGACCCTGTTTTAGAGGAGGAGGTCGATTACTACTACTGGATTGACTGCTGTCAGTATAAATGCACACCAGATGATATGAATCCTGACGGAGGGGTGTCAGATTGTTATAATGAGAGATATCCATCTACAGAGTATAGCGAGGGGGATCTAAACCCAGATTTTGATTACAACCCTAACCTAAGCGGTGATCAGCCTTAATATCATATAAGATGAAGACTTTTGCATTTAAAAACTCTCAGAAATACTGGTCTACTAGGTACTCGTTTACGGCTAGAAACTACGCCACCTTAGATCGTGATATGTTCACATCCCCTGGGGGGAGGGAGATATATAAGCATGGTCCAGATGCCGATAAGAATACATTTTTTGGACAAGCCTACGGCTCAAGTATAAACTTTACGTTTAACAACGATCCAGGTCAAAATAAGATATACAAAAACATATCATTGGAGGGATCTTTTGGTGATGGTGGATCGAATGTGTCTGGTTCTTTTAAGGCTAATGACAGCACCGATTCCACACAGGCTAGACCATCGGTTATATCTTCATGGAAAGAAAAGGGTGCTCATATACACGCAACCCTATCTAGCTCTGTAAAAAGCGGTAGGGCTAACATAGAGCCTGTGGGTGTGTTTCGTAGAGCTCATCAGATATTTCACCCCAAAAATGTAGATGCTTTAAAAGATTTAATTAATGGAGAGCCAGATAATCCAACACTAGATGCTTTTGGTCCATTTGCATTCCCTATGGGTATGTATGAATCATTTAAAAATGCTGATATAGATTACAACGGTATTTTTGATATAGATAATCTGTGGAAAAGTCCTTTTGAATCCAGATATCTGTTCTTTGAGATTGATTTCTTTCCAGGATATAGAGGATCTTCAAAAAAAGTAAAGTATATCATAGAGGGGTCTGGCAGTGGTGCTATTCAGGATTTTTATGGACAAAATTTTGCATCAGTAAATGACCTGTTCGTAAGTGACAAAAAGATTTGTCAGTATGCATTTAACAAGGGGACACTAGATTTCAGGAAAAAAACCTACAATTCAGATACTGGTCAGTATGATGTAGATATCGACTCTGCTCTATCGGTAGATGGAACTTCAAAGAAGGGTGGTATTCTTGTTTACACCAATGCAGATATACAAACAGGATCAGCGGACGTTTTTGGTGATTTTGATTTTGATGGCAATGTGGGCGTCAGTGACCTGTTGCTACTGCTGACTGCTTACGGATATGGTGAAGGTGAGTCCCTATTTGATGCGATTTTTGACTCCAATGATGACGGAAATATAGGTGTGTCAGACATTCTTGCGTTTTTATCCAATTTTGGTCAACAGGACCTTAATGTGGAAGAGAGGGATATATCTGATTTTGTTAATGATTTAAATAGTCTTGAGGATATATTGAGTGAAAGTCTCATTGTATATGCCGTAACCCCTACCTCGGTAAATGGAGAGGCTGCTAGAGGTAACTATGCTGATGTTAGTCTTTCGTTTTCAAAAGACAATCCAAATTTCGAGCTCGATGTTGTAAATCTTGATTATGAACCCACCCAGCTCGATCATAGCAGATAATTCACTAATTTTGCAATCATGAGGATAACTAGTAATCCAAATCGCGAGGACAAACGCAAAACATATCAAGACGGTACTGGATTAATGAATCTCGTTAATCCAGGCGAGGGTCAGACTGGGCTCTTTGGTTACATCTCTCCACTGTTAGGTATTGCAGGTGAGGTTCAGATGAGGAATATGCCTAAGCTAGAGGCCGAGGCACTTGCTTCAGATGTAGATAGTAAAAAAAGATTACTTGAGAGGGCTGCGGTTCAGCCTGAGGTAAGCAGGCTGGGTCTAGAGAATTTACAAAGAAATATAGAGAGATCACAGGAGGAGGATGCATCTAGTCTATCGACTTTGATTGAGCAGGGCATGAGCCCGCAGGACGCTGCAAATTTTGTTGCCAATAGAGCAAATCAGAGAGATCAACAGCTTACTGCAGCTCTTATGCAGGATGATGCTCAAAGTAATGCCAGGGCTTTAGCGCAGCAGCAAGCTACAGACGCTGCATTCGCTAATCTTGAGCAGTCTAAGTTGGCTGCTGAGCAATTTGATATACTTGGTCAGAAGCAGGCTAACATTGATTCTTTGTTTGCATTTGGAACTCAGGCTGCAAATATCGAGGGTCTAATAAATCCACAAGCAGCTAGTAGTGATAATGATGAAGAAAATACAAGGAGTGCAAAGCTGTCCGAGAGAGGTTACAAACATGGAGGTATCACACCTGGGCCTCATGATCACGACGTACTCAACCTAATAATTATGCACGAGGACGGAACTCCCGCCCTTGACAGTGACGGTGATGAGATGCATGTTACTGGTAGTGAGGCTATTATACCAGATTACATCTTTGAGGAACTTATGGCAGCGGCTAAGTCTGGCGATAAAAACGCTCTGTTCGAAATCTTTATGGATGAGATTGCTACGGAGAAAAGATTTCAAGTATAATGGCAAATGGATTTGACCCAAGAAGCCAGTTCTATAGAGCTCAGGCATCTCAGGTAGCACAGAAAAGGCAGGCTCTAAACTTCGCTAAACAGCGTCAAGACGCTGAGGAAGCAACAAAGATAAAGAATGTAAATACGCTATCTGGCTTTCAGGCGTCTCAAATACCTGAGGGTCCTATGCGTGAGATATACGAGGAGCGTATCAGAGATGCTCAGGCGTATATGAATAGTGCTGGAGAATATGGTGGTGAAAACTATAGCGCTCTTGAGGCGGCTAATAAAATAGCTGGTCTGACAACCATGTTTAACAAGATGTCAGCTCATAATATGGGTGCGGTGGCAGAGGCTCAAGCGGCATACAAAAAGGGTGCTTTTGAGGTGGCTGATGACAGAGAGAGAATTAATCCTTATGGCGATCCTAGCGGCAACGCCGTATACTCCAACAACTCACCCGATGGGTACAGGTCTAGAGTGCAAAGACACAATAATTACTTTCAGTGGACTGGGGATTACGATGCAAACGGTGATCCGATAGGATATATGCTCGATGATGAGGGTAATCCAACTGGTGACCCTATGAGCATTTTTAAAATGCAGGGATATGCAAATCCAGCGTCTTTTGAGTCAGATACGGTTATTGAGGACATACCAGCACTTGTAGATATAGCAGAGGATCCAGTGCTTCAAAGAAGGATAAGCACCATTGCATCCGCACCTTCAACATTAAAAGAACTAAAAAACATAACAGACCCCGTTGAGAGACACAATTTTGTAATCAATAAAGTTTTACAGGATTACATGGGGCAGGGTAAGCAAGATGTAGAATTTCGTGAGTCTATCATTACACAGCTTCAAAGGCAGGGTAAAGAGTTTAAGCCAGAGCATATAGACAATTTCATAAACAACCCACTATCCGATCCTGAGCTTCTATCAGATATCTTAGATCCCGCATCTGCTGTTCTTGCTGACCTTACATATACAGCACCAACCGTTTCTAGCCCGTTTAAAGGCACTCTTGAGGTTCAGGGTAGGGGCGGTTCTGCTGCAGATGCTCCGTATACGGTGAGAACAGATAGACTAGCAGATCCTGTTACTATTAGTGGCGGAGAAAACCTTCCAGGTGAATCTACCAGCTACACAATTAACTCAGTAGGTATTGATCCAACCAATGGCGATATTCTTATACCGATTACCTATGAGGAGGAGGGTGAACCTATTTTGGACGCTTTGACTGGGGCACAGACTGGCACCAGGACTAGCACTAGTCAACAGACACTTAGGATTCCAGGTGGTGACGTGAATCAGGCAGACCCATTGGCTCTAGAGGCATTTGAAAACTTACCCGTTGGTCAGCAGGCCTTGATTCAGCAACGAGTAAATGAAAGAAATGTTAGATCAGATGCTGAGATTCAAGCTGAAATGGAGCGTCAGCAGCAAGATCAAATGGATCGTGAGCAACAATCAACTCAGCCACCAGCATCTACTGAAGCTGAGCAACAGGCTCAGGGTGCAACGGCTGCTGCAACCACTCAACAGGCTCAGGGTGCAACGGCTGCTGCAACCACTCAACAGGCTCAGGACACTCCAGCCGCTGATGAGACACTTGATATTCAGCCTATTGACCAGCAGGAGGAGGAGTTTGACGACGATCAGCCAGCGCAGGGTGCTGTGCCTCAGTCATTGAACAACGCCCCAGGTACAACTACAACAACATCCCCTGATGGCGGTCAGCTTGTATCTGTATCAAGCCTCCCTCAGAATCAGATAGATCTAGCAGCCAGGGCTACTGAGGTTAATCAAAGGTTCCCAGTCGGAGGACAATCTAGAACCCCTGAAATTGCAGCCGCCATAGAAACACTAAGAGACCCATCAGCTACAGATGGCGCAAGATCACGAGCTGAGTCAGTGCTTCAGGCAGAGGTTGATCGTGGTGATAGGATGGAAGATGTTACTAACACAGAAAGTGTTCCGTCCAACGCGGTAAACTATAGAGGTGGTGTTTATGTGCCCTCAAGTCAGGCCACTCAAAACCCTGTGTCTATACCAGGGAGGGATGGCAGCTATGAATATTTAGGAGATAGAGTTACAACACCTAATCCTAATGAACAGCTATACAGACCTATGACTGCAGCTCAAAGAGAGCGCGGTGAAACAGGTATGGCGGGCGTATCCGTGCCTACATTTGGTCAAGATGTAAGTAGGGCTGAAGCTGCCATTACTGAGGCTATAGGAAACGCTGCTAGAGACTTAGGATTGGGATCGCTTGATGATAGGGCTGACGAAATAGGCAGAAGTATAGCTAATACATTGTTTGGGCCTAGTGATTTCAAAAGACAAACTGGTGAGTTTGTAGATGACGTTGCTGCTGGTGCATCTGAATTAGCGTCAGATCTTAGAGACAACACTGGCATGAATTTGCGTAGGGCTTATGACGCAGTTGTAGATGCAGCACAGACAGGCGGTAGCGCCCTTATGGACTTTCTTAGGGGCTCAGGGCCTACTCAGGAAGAGGTTGATAGACAGAGATTTGATGCTGCAAGAGAGCAACAGAGGCGAGATGAGGAGGCTGCTAGAGCACCATTACCAGAAACAGAACCTGTAGCTATTGATCCACCGACTCCATCAAGGGGTGCAGATACGCCCACTCCCATTACGGTACAGCCTCAATCGCCTAGACAGGCACAGGCTGAGGAGCAGCTTAGAGAGAGGCTTGAGGCAATAGAGTCAGAGCAGACACCAGAGTATATAAATGAACTTCAGAATCTAGTCCCAGAGATGAATCTAGTTTCTACATTTGAAGGTTACGCATCTGAAGGTCCAACTGCTACTAGGGCTAATGTTCCTAAGGGTGATGATGGTAAGCCACATAATAATAGCGGATACACTATAGGTGGATTAGATATATCAGAGCACTCCCTTGATGATCTTCCCTTCTTAAATAGAATACTTAAGGATGATGATTTTGAAAAAATCAAACAGTTAGAGGGTCTTAAGGGTAAGGCAGCTCAAGATAAATTAAACGAGCTATCTGAGGGTGATTTTGATGCAAATCTATCTTACCTCACACCTGACGATATTCGACTTATAGAGGCAGAGACATACAGAACTAAAATACTTCCAGATTTAAAGAATGGTCTTGAAAAGAATAATGCATCAATAAGCGACTTTAAAAATCTACCTCTTAGTGTAAGGGATGCAATGAACTCTGTATTCTTCTTGTCGCCATCATCTAGTTCACCTAAGGCAACAAAACTTCTTGCTAACGCTATGAATAGCGGAGAGAATAGCGACTGGGAGAAACTTGTAAAGGAGCTTGACAGGTTCTGGGATAGATCAGGTAAAACTCAAGAGAAGAGAGTAAAGGATAAGAATGACGGCATATCTCAGGGTCATGTAAACAGAATGCAGGCCAGTGCTGCTCAAATAGCAAAACAATACGGTATATCGTATACTAAGAGCTAAGTGCTCTAATCTTATAATTAAGTATATTTGCGTATGGCAAATGAATTTGATAACACAGATCCTCTGCAGTTGAGCAATACGCCACAGGCAGCCGTTCCACAGCCTGTACAGCAACAAGCATCCGTTCCAGATCCAGTTCAGCCTCAACAGCCTGTTCAGACACAGAGAGAGCTAACTAACGAGGACCGCATCAATTTTTACAGAAGTAAGGGTTACTCAGATAGCCAGATCGTTGGCATTATGCAGGCATCGGGCAAGGCCACCCGTGATCAGACTCAGGGTATTATTCTTGCTCAGCGAGAAATTAGAAATCGCGAGATCCTTGCAGAGAATGAAAGGCTCAAGAAGGAGCAGGAGGAGGCAGAGCGTCATCGCATTGAAAGAGAAAAGGCCCTTGAGGATCTCTTAAAAAAAAAAGATTCAGAATCGGTTCCTACCACTTTGCCTGGTGGCGCTCAAGTTCTTGATGATCTAGGTTTACCACAGGAAGAGCCAAGAGATGTAGACGCAGAGATCAACGATCTTGTTCAGCAGGATGGCTTTGAAAGTCTTAGATACGAGAACTCTAGACCAGAAGATTACGATACACCAGAGCTTCTTCGTATGTATCAGGCCAATGGTCAGCTTGCTGATCTTGCCGTGAGCATGTCGTTGGGTGATGCTGGGATAAAAGCAATTAAGGAGGGTAATGCAGCCGACCTGAAAGAGGTCATAGAAGCCTTGTCTGAGGATAATAGTGGATGGGGAGCCCTATACTCTCAGCATCTAACGGGCGATAGCAGTGAACTACAGAAGGCTCTGTTTGACTTGTACGATGAATCTAACAGGCAGTCGTCACTGGCTATGCAGGAGCTCCAGTCTATCAACGAAGAGCTTGGACTACAGTGGAACTACAATCATGATAGTGATATAGATAGGGCTCAGGCTATGATGGAGTCCATGAGGATTAGAGAGGACGGAGAGAAAACTACACAGAGGTATCAGGACATGCTGTTTAGCCAGCGTATGGCTAGGGCTAGATACGATGAGCTTGAGAATATGTTGCCAGACTGGATGGTGGCTAGGGGGGTGGCGGTGGGTAATTTTGTAAATACTATTAGATCTGTAATGCCAAATCAAATCGCTGGTCTGGCATTCGATCAGATAGGTGATAGAGATAGGGCTAACTATTATATGGAAAAGGCACGGATGGTGTCTGACTACAATCAACAGCTAACGACGGAGAGAAACAAAAGGAGCTACGAGTTTACCGACGAGGAGCTACAAATGGGGATAACTGATAGCATTATTTCTGCTTGGAATGGCGAGGGCGACGGTGGTTGGGGTCTTGTTGCTAGAAAGGCTGCTTCGACGTTTGAAGATGTATTACCAGATGTAGTGCTTGCAATCGCCACTATGGGTGAGGGCACCTCAATGAAACAGATTGCAAAAGAAAGTCTTAAGGAGGCTACAGAAGCCTCTGTAAAAAGAGGTCTAAAAAGAAGAATACTTTTGGGCAACGGACTCACTAATGGAACCGCAGCACTATTTGGTATTAGAACCACTGGTGATGTTTATGAGTCGGTATTTGATGACCCCACTAGAAGTAAAAACGAGAAACTGTTTTTAGCTACAACTGTAGGAGTAGCGGAGGCTACTTTACAAAGAATCTTTGTTGGAGCCGAGGCTGCTATATCTAAAGGAGGAACCGCCTTTAAAAATTTCGCAACAGGCGCCGCCGAGAAGAATTGGAAGGAGTCTATGAAAGAGGCATTGAAGGGGGTTACAAAGAGGCAGATTGCTTTGAGAGGAGCTGGTCAGGCATCTGGCGAGTTTCTTGAAGAGGCACTGATTGAGACTATAGACCAGGGGGTTAGAATCATTCAGGATAAGGCAGCTGGGAGAAAGAGCGATGATGTAAACTGGAATGCTATTATGGACGCTGGTCTCGCTGGTCTGCTGGGCACTGGACCTATGACCACGCTTCAGAGCACATCTGCAATGTTTGGTAATCACAAGGTTAAAAAAACTCGATCATTTATTGTAGAGCAACTCAGACAACTTGATAGAGACATAACCCTAGAGAGCAACACCACCGTACTAGGTGGACTTAAGTCAAGGCGTAGAGAGCTTGAAGGGTACTTGAATCAACTGGAGGGTATGTCTGAGGCTGAGTATCATAAGCTTACAGACAGCGAGAAAAAGCAAATCAATGCAATTCATAGAGAGCTTGCTACTACTCGTGATCAAATCAAAAGGGAAAAGAACTCAGACACCAAGAGAAGGCTAGAGGAGAGGTTTGAGGGCTTGTATAAAAGAAAGGTGGATATTGAGAAGGCAGCTGAGTCTAGAGCCTCTATGCCACCATCACCGCCTCTTGCAGATTCTGAGGGTAATGATGTGGCATCTAACGAAAAGGACGTAGACCCAGAGACTCAAAGAGAGCATGATGGTATGCGTGAAGAGCAGGATAGGGATGCTCCAGAGATTACAGAGGCTATTGACAAAAAAGTTGACGGTCATGTTGCATCACACCGACGAGCTGTAGAAAGAGTTGGCTCAGATCCAGATAACGCAACTAGACACGCTAGAACAGCTAAAGGCATGCGCACAAAAGCTAAAAAGCTTTTGATGGCTGAGGGCATGACTGATGCTGAGGCTGAGGCAGAGATTGAAAGAAGAATCGGTACAGCTGAAGCTGACACCGACACTAAGGGCCCCAGACCCTCTAGGTCTGTTGACCTAGATATTAACTCTGACACCGACGTAAATGCTGACTGGATTGGTGAGGGGCCAGGTCAGATACCGCTTCCCGTAGTGGCGCAGGTAGATAGAATGAAACGTGCATTTGGTAAGGTTCTAAATGCTATGGGCGTTAAGCTTAAGGTTCATTTAGATGCAGAATCATTTATGGATGAGACTGGCACGGGCAAGAACTCAAGAGGTGTTTATGATCCAAAAACCAAAACAATTCATCTTAATCCAAATAGTAGCGTTAAAGATGTTATTGAAGAGTTCGGTCATGCTGCTTTTAGATCTATACTTAAGACAGATTCTAAGTTTGCTCAAAAAGTATACGAATCTATTCTGCTTGAGGCAGGTATGGGCAAAGGACAGTTTGGTAGAATAGATCCTAAGACTGGTATGCTTGTCTTGCCTAAAAATTTTAGGGAGGATCCTGAACTTCAGAGATTAGCAAAAGAAAATCCATTTGCAGCAGCAGTGTTAAAAACGGAAGATCTTTATCCAGACTACGATAATGCAAGGCGAAGAGAAGAGACAATACTTGAGGCGATAAGAGAATATGCAACCAATCCAAGTAAGTTTAACGCTGCATCTAGAAGAGGTAGAGGAAGAACAAGGCTTGAGCAGCTTAAGGCCATTGTAAATAGAGCTATGACCAAAGCTGGTCTAAGGGGTAACTTTATATCTGATGAAGGTGGCGCAGATTTTTACAGTTTTGCAAATAAATTTAAACTTGCAACTGAAGGTGTAGAGACTGACGTAACTATGGATGAGTCGGACTATACGGCCCAAACAAATGTTGAGGACTCAACAAAAAGAAAAAGAAATAGATCTAAGAAGAAGAAGCGAGTAGTTAGAGCTAGACAGGGAGAGACAAATGAGGAGGCTATACTTAGAGACAGGAGAGAGCAAGAAATTAAAAAGAAAAGACAGAGTCAAAGGGCTGTTGAAGACTTTGAAAGAACTCTTGATCAACCAGCACCTCCTGGAATTTTTGAGTCTAGAGAGGGTAGTGTATTTGATTATTTAAAGAACACTGAAGTATTTTATGAGGCGGTGCCTCCACTTAGTGGTGGTGTAGTGAATCAAATGCCCCGTAGAAAATCTATTAAGGTAAAAGATTATTATCACTTTAGGAACTGGTACAATTACATGACCAGGAATCAAACTGACAATAATATAAGACGTATGTACTACGTCCAGGATGGGGTCAAAAAGATGATAAACCCACCTAAGATTTCAATAGATAAAGATACTGGTGAGCGTAAGTATATAGCTGGCCCAGAGACGTGGAGACAGAGGCAAATAAGATTAAATCAAGAGGCTTTTGAAAAAGCATCTAAGGCTAGAAGAACAGAGCTCAGAAGTCCTGATGACGTGGAGCCAGGGCAGTCTCTTGGAGACGGTAATGTCCAGCTTGAGTCGAGAGAGGGTGGTGTGTTTGATCCCGAAACGTTTACGTTCGGATCAGATACATACGACATTGCTGAGGCGCAGCGCCTGTCGTCCAACAATGAGGTTAAGACGTTGCCGAATGAAAACCTGAGAAACCTCAGGATGCCATTCGTCCGTTTTAATCCTGAATTTGTCGACTCCGCTGATTTGTCGAGACCTATTATACTTGCCCCATACAGAGATCAGGGCCTCCTGATGATCGACGGAAACCACAGGGTCGAGAAGGCAATCAAGGAGGGGGTTGACCTAAAGTATGTTCAGCTAACCAAAGAGCAGACAGAAAAGATACTCAACACTGGCGCCCTGGAGTCCAGAGAGGGTGGTGTATTCTCTGCCGCAAATCAGCTTCAAGCTCACAACGAAAACCGTGGATCTACATTTACGTTCGACGGCGTAAACCAGGTGGGTAGGCCTATGTCTGCCGTGTCCATCTTCCCAGAGAGAAGCAGGATAATTACGGGACAACTTACTGAGGATCAGATAAATAAGTATGTTCAAGACAACAAAGACTTTACGTCAGGTAACGAGGACGTTCTTGCTATTGGTACGTGGTACGAAGCGCCAGAAAATCAGACATACCTTGACATATCTGCGGTGCTGCCTCATGAGCAGGCAAATCAGCTCGGTAGAGACTACAACCAGAAAGCGGTATTCAATCTTGAGACACTAGAGGAGGTTGATACTGGAGGCACTGGTGAGGCCGTTCAAGGACTAAAGCCCGAGTCAGAGAGAGTGGCCGATCTTAGAAGAATGGCTGGTGAAAAGCTTGAGGCCAGAGCTGGTGGTGTG